ACTACGCTAAGATTGGTTCATCGGGTGACTACGCTAAGATTGGTTCATCGGGTAACTCCGCTCAGATTGGCTCATCGGATGACTACGCTAAGATTGGTTCATCGGGCGACTACGCTAAGATTGGTTCATCGGGCAACTACGCTCAGATTGGTTCATCGGGCAACTACGCTAAGATTGGTTCATCGGGCGACTACGCTAAGATTGGCTCATCGGGTGACTCCGCTCAGATTGGCTCATCGGGCGACTACGCTAAGATTGGCTCATCGGGTGACTCCGCTCAGATTGACAGTAATGGCCAAAATTCTGTCATAATGTGCGCAGGACACAACTCTAAAGCAAAGGCTGCTATTGGAAGTTGGATAACTCTTGCCGAATGGAAAAGGATGGGAGATGCATGGAAACCAGTTTGTGTAAAAACAGAACAGGTAGATGGAAAGCGCATTAAGGCAGACACCTATTACAGATTGATAGACGGCAAATTTGAGGAGGTTGAATAAACATGGTAAACAAATCTTATTTTCTTTTGGTGTTCGAGAAAGGTGACACCATGCCGACTATTATATCAGCGGAAATAATATCCGAGATATACCCAGACACTGACAACAAAACAATGGATATTGTAACCGTAACTGACAACGATATAAACTTCCAGAATGTCGAGTCGTTTAAAATGGTTCCTGCTGAGGAGATTAACTTTAACATGTAACAATAGATATGAAGAAAACTATCAAGAGATTTATTGAACGGCTGCGCGATGCGTGGTCTATCATACGAGGATGCAATTGTGTTTTTATCCGCTACGACGAGAACACAAGCGAACAAGAGGTTTTCCGCACAACAAGTTTTATTTTTGGCGCACGTTGGCTTAAAAACAACGACAACGTAAATTGTTTCTCTCGAGTAGATATGCTGTTTGACTTGCTGAATGATACGAACAGCATAATGATGCTTACAAAGGATGCTGACGGCACGCTGACTTACTGCTACGACTGCAAGTCGGAAGAAGATTTTGACGACTTAATTAGCATGGAGGTGAAGTAATATGGAAAGTGAGATTTACTACATCAACATGGATGGCAATATCTACTTCAAGGTTGAAGATGGTGTTGTCTGTTCACAAGGCAAGCAAACCAGCGTGTCGCCCGACAAGCTCTCCGATTTCCTTGCGATAGCGAAGGAATTAGGGTTTAAAACGGGTAAGCTATAATAACAAATAATATGAAATTATGACATAATATTTTGATAATAGAATAATTCTTCTTAACTTTGCAATATGAAAAGTGCAAAAGTGTTGAAGATATTACACATATCGCGCCAAACTTTGGTAAAATATGTGCAGAACAAAGAGATTAGGGTAGTCGAGTTGCCAAACGGTTTCTATGATTACAATGATGACGATGTTTACCGTAAGGCTGGTCTTGCCAATGAGAGATTGAATGTCACTTACGCAAGAGTATCAACAGCCAAGCAGAAAGCAGACCTCGTAAATCAAGAGCAGACGCTGATTAGTTATTGTAACAAGAACGGAATAAAGGTCAACAAGTCATACAAGGATGTAGCAAGTGGTATGAACTTCGACCGCAAGCAATTCAAATTACTACTTGATGACATTCTTAGTTACAAAGTTGCAAAGCTCTACATAACATATAAAGATAGACTTTCGAGAATATCTTTCGATATGTTTCAGAGACTGCTTGCTGAGTTTGGATGCGAGATAGTTGTGATTAATGATTCGGATGACAAATCCGACGAAGCCGAAATCTTTGAAGAGATAATTTCCATGCTGCACTGCTTCGCCATGAAGATGTACAGCAAGAGAAGAAAACGCAAGTTGGAAATAGTACAAGAAGACTTAAAAAATGAGATTAGTTTATAAGTTCTACATACGCCACACAGATGAGTTAGACAAGTTGTTCCGCACATCGAACAACCTGTACAATCAGGCTCTCTATCTGTTCCGTCAGCGTCTCGATGCTGACGGTGTTTGGACGTGGTATAACGATATGGATAAACTCATTAAGGGTGTCACCAACCTCGAAGGCGAATGTAATTACAAGTTGTTGAAGTCTCAGTGTTCACAGCAGATACTCCGTGTTCTGGATAAGAATATGAAGGCATACTGCAAGAGCATCAAGGATTGGAAGAAACACCCGGAGAAGTATAAAGCCATGCCACAGATGCCGCATTATCGCAAGCGCGGTGGTATGTTTAACTTGTACTATACCAATCAGTCATGCAGTATCAAGGATGGACGCATAAAACTTGCAAAGGATTTGTTCGTGGATATTCCTCAATGGGAAAAATACAGCAGTCGCATTGCCAAGTTCAATCAGGTGCGTATGATCCCTAATAGACATAATATTAAGGTTGAGATTATTTATGACTACGACGTGCAGCACGCAGATGTTGACAAGAACAAATGCGCAGCCATCGACCTCGGACTTGATAATCTCGCTACGATGGTGACTGAAGAGGGATGCGTTATCTTTAGTGGTAAATATCTCAAATCATATAATCAACATTTCAACAAGACACTTTCTCACTTGCAGTCGATTAAAGACCAGCAAGGCATAAAGCGAAGCACAAGAAGAATCATTCGTATGTACGACAAGCGAGACCGCTACTTTGAGGATGCTTTCCAAAAGGTCAGCCGCCAGATTGTTGACATGCTTGTAGAGAAAAAGATAGGTAGGTTAATTGTAGGCTACAATGCCGGATGGAAACAGGAATCCGACATGGGCAAGATGAACAACCAGAAGTTTGTTCAGATGCCTTTTGCGAGATTAACCTCCTATCTGAAGTACAAGTGCGAAATGGTTGGTATTTACTTCGTTGAACATGAAGAAAGCTACACAAGTAAATGTGACGCACTGGCTCTCGAGCCAATCGGCAAGCATGAACAATACCTTGGAAGAAGAACTAAGAGAGGACTCTTCCGCTCTTCTATTGGTAAACTTATTAATGCCGACCAGAATGGAGCCTTAAACATCATGCGAAAAGTAGTTGGCGATTCCTACGTCAGTAGGATAGTCAATAGTGGGCACTCGTTTTGTCCTGTAAGGTACAGCAATCCGTTTGTTCGGATTGTGTGACTTATGCAAAAAGTAGAATAAAGTTTAATACATTAAATACTTTTAATAACGTGACAGAAGAAAGATTTTACTGCGAACGCCCGAGATGTAGCGTTCACAACAAGAAAACAGTGGAACTCGCAGGTTATTTAGAGTTCTTTAAAAACACAGAGTTCGTTTTTGGAGATGAGTTTACTCCCGAAGTGCTTTTTGAACAACTTAGGAGCGAAGTTGTAGAACTCAACAGTAAGTACAAAGGCAGAGAGATTGAAGTCACGATGATGCGCTTCGGCGGTAGAATATCATACGACTTCAAGGACAATCCTAACAGCGATACCTATCTTGGCGGCTTGACTCTTATGCCAATAGTAACAACTATTTACAACATTAACAAGTCTAAAGTCGAATAACATGGAAATAGTATTGACAATCATTAATTTTATCTGTTTTAGTGGAGCATGTTACTTCCTTGGCAGAGGTTCGATATGCGCAGAACTAATAAAGAACTATAAAGAAGCTCTAACAATCATCGGTAAGCAGCAGGCATTAATACAGGCTTACGAAATGGAGTGTAACACAGAGAAAACGGAAGAAGAAAATGGAGAACAAGATTAACATTGCGGAAATACTCCGCGATATGCCAAAAGGAACAAAGTTGTATTCGCCGCTGTTCGGCAAATGTAATCTCGATAGGGTTTGTACCTCTAACGGGGAAAGATACCCGATTGTTCTTTTAACCTCTATGGATGCTTCGGTATGTTTTACAAAAAACGGACATTATTTCGAAGGTTTTGAAGACGCGGAGTGTTCGTTCTTTCCTTCTGCCAAAATGCGTTGCTGGGACAAGTTCTTCAAGCGTGGCGATATTGTGTATAATCCGCACAGCCAAATGTACGCTGTATTTGAATGTTGGGCAAATGATGATTACACAGAGTTTAACACCACAATCAACTACTACAAGATAAGCGACAAATGGGGTAAAGAAGATATTTGTTGCACGGGTATTCATCGCAAAGCTACCGACGAGGAGCGAGCAAAGTTTATCGCAGCAGCAGCAGAGGAGTATTACGGCGGCAGGTATAACCCCGAAACGTTGCAAGTAGATCCTGTTAAGGCTGCTGAACCCGTGTGTCCGTTCGAGCCGTTCCAGAAGGTACTGGTAAGAGATAGTTGTGATGACAAATGGAAAGCTGATTACTTTTCGCATTACGATGAAGATAATAGTTTATTTCCGTACTATTGCGTAGGTTATTGTTATAAAGTATGTATCGCATACGAAGGCAATGAACACCTTTTAGGCACGGACAAATCACCCGAATAACAGCATGGCAAAAGACTTCTCGCTTGCAGATGTTAATTTTCGCGAAACATGGCATATCGCTTGTGCGGATGAGTATATCACATCGTATGTGTCAACGGACATCGTGCCGGAAATATACATGAGCGTGAACACTCCTCGTGACGCAGCAGGGCTTGTTTCAGGCAAGCCCAAGCGTTACTTCCGCACACAATACAGCAAATGGGCAACGGAAAAGACATTTGTCAAGCAATATCAGAAAATAAAAGAAAAATTCTAAGTATGATAAATCTTTCTTTAGATAGACACGACTTCCTTTATGCAGTTGAGGGCTTCGCAAGAGGCTCACACCTCCGACAGCACGTTTGGCAGGAGATTGTGTACAAAAGCATACCGCAGATGTCAGACGACGATATGGACTATCTATGGTACTATATGCGACGCGACATCTTCGAGCGCTACTTCTACGAGCTGAACTGTAAGAAGAACACGCACTTTGGTTACGAGGATTTCATGCACGCACTCGCTGCTTTGCACAGGGGAAACCGCTACAAGGTGACATTTTACAGCGAGATAGAGCACAAGCAGCTTCAAGCTCTCTGCTACCGCTTTGAAGGCGAATATCATCCGCTTTATCTCTACATTGACGGCAAGGTAGTCGGCAAGACGAAGAAAAGCAGCGGCTTGCAATCGTTCAATGCGTTTGTTCCCGACGAGTGGATAAAGGCGGTTGCGAAGCACAAGATGCCCGAAAACAGGCACGTTGAACTCGGCAGAGAAGAATGGTGGAATGACTTGGAGATTTACGATAACTTTAAAACAAAACTACTATGATTGACGAAAAGGAAAAACAAGATGGAATGAAGGCTTGCTTTGACCGTAGGGTTAATGTGGAACGTGGACTTATGCGTGACCCTCTTATTACCTACACAAGAGCGTTTGACGATGCAATAGGTTGGTTCAAGAAGGCTATTTGGCACGATGTAAGCGAAATGCCCGAAAAGGGAAAAGCTTTCATTTTCTTGGCAGAATCGAATAGTTCAAAGCATTATCATGTTGGCGTTGTGTACAACCCTATGGATTACGATAAAAACTGCGAATGGTGGGGCGTGAAAGAATGGTGTTACATAGATGACTTGTTGCCGAATGGAGGTGAGAAATGAGATATGAGTTTTATTATCCGCTGCCAATACACGGAATCAGCATAAAAGAAGTAGCCTCCCCAAAGGATTATGGTCAGGCACTTCAAAACTCAAACAGAAGAAGGAAAGGAGGCAGACAATGATTAATGCAGAAGACCTTAGAATAGGTGACATTGTGCAGACAAATAAAGACAGCTGGTTTCCGAAAGACACGTTGTGCATCGTTTCCGTAATCCTTCCCGACCGACAGTATAATGGCAAGAAGGGAGCTGTCTTTCTGAAGAATGTCAACGACGACAATGGCGGTCCCTGGTTGTTTTGGTGCTGTAATATTGATGGCGTGCCCGTCACGCCCGAAATACTTCGCAACAATGGCTTTAAGGAAGAGGTTGAGGGCAAGTACTTCACAAGACCAATTAAAGCCAGATATGGCAGCTCCCTTGCCAGATATTTGGCTGTAGAACGGAAAAAATACTCTTGGGCAATATTCATAAAGTATTACAACGTGACAGGCTATGCACTTTTATGTCATGTAAAGTACGTTCACGAACTACAGCTCGCCCTTAAGATAATGAAATTTAGTACGGAAATAAAAGTATAATGAGTTTCAACAACACTAAAACTCCAAACAAGCCCATCGGCAAGGCCAAGTGGCAGGTGCCAATGCGACCGAACCCCACAAGCGGCATGAAGGAGTATTACCTTGAAGGCGAATTGAAGGAGCGTTTCTGCAAGCTCTTCCCCAAGAACACCAACCGCCGCATGATGACATGGTTCGGTATCTGCTTCTCTACCATGCAACGCTTCAAACGCGAATTTGGTCTTGAGAAGGATATGAAGGCCATACGCAAGCAGCATGCCAAAGACATTAAGAAGATTTGCGAGCGCAACGGCTATTACGACTCCATCCGAGGCAAGAAACCATCAGAGGCATCCATTGAAGCCACTCGCCAGCTCCGTGCATCCGGTTTTCACCCGATAAAGCAGCTAAAATCCATCAACCCACGGAAATACAAGCGAATGTTGCGCAAGATGAGTGAGCAGCGCAAGGAGCTATGGCGCAAGGAACAGCTACGTGCCTTCTACGGACTGGATCGACAAACCAACCTCCGCATACCCTCCAATCCGATGTCACGCAAGGCTATAGCGCACAAATACGCCATGATAAAAGCCTGCAACTATTTTGCCGACCCGTTAGGCGACCCACACATCATCTGCTACGACAGCGAGACACAGCGGTCAGCACGGCGTGAGGCAACATCCGCAAAGCATGGCTTGAAGGTGGTGGAAGCGGATGAATAGATATATAATGAATAATGATTAACATTAAGATTTCAGTGCATCCAGTTAGCCATCGGCTCGAATGGCGGGGATGGGGTGGGTACTCGCCAGCCCTTAGAGCAACCGACTATAAATGCCCACACTGCATATTGATAGAATATGAATGACAAGTATTACATCGGATGAGTACGAAGCGGAAAGGGTACATGGGAGAGCAACCCTTGGGTTTTCGTTTACGATTTTGAACTTGTAAAATAAACATTATGAACAAACAAATGAAACAGTACACTGGAACAAAGACAGTGAAGGCTATGCCTATGACAATGGGCGAAGCCTACGAGCGCAAGCTCTTGAAAGAGGGTGTAAGACCCTCTGAGTGTGAAATGGATAAGACAGGCTATCTCGTAGAGTATGAGGACGGCTATCAGTCGTGGTCGCCAGCAGATGTATTCGATAAAGCTTACAAGCCGTCTGAAACGTTCGTCAACAGAATGGTTCTTGAACTCGAAGACCTCGAAAAGCGCATGTGTAAATGCGATAACTTTCTTTCTTCGGATGAGTTCAGTGCTTTAGACGCACTTTCTCGTGCTTTGTTGACTGTGCAAAGAGGGGTGATGGGGCAATATTACTTTGTCTTGGCAGACAGATTTATAAAGGCAAACAAGATGAAAGCTAAGCTGTCCAATTTTGCATTCGGCACGGCAGTACTTTATCTTAAAGCAGGCATGGCTGTCCGCAGAGCTGGTTGGAATGGCAAAGGTTTATTTGTTGTCAAGCAAGTACCTGCTCGTATTTCAGCCGACATTATCCCTAACATGCAGTCACTTCCTCAGTCTGCCAAAGACATCATTATGGCTCGCGCTGAGCCACACATCAGCTATACCAACCAGATGCTTATAGTGCACCCAGACGGACGTGCCGACTCTTGGGTTCCGTCTTCAAGTGATGTATTTGCAGAGGACTGGGAGTTGGTAACTGAATAATAACTATCTCCCCAGTGACAGTGGGGAGAGGTAAAAAAGAAGAAAAACATGTTTAAAAAGAGTGAATTTAAAAGAGGAGAATTTCTTGTAACAAGTGATGGAAGTATATTTATCCATGATGGCTATAAAAATGGTGACGGATATGGATGCTTGATTGGTTTGGATTCCAATGGCGAATTGCGAAAGCAAAGTGATTGGGGAAACTTTATGCGCTACCCAATAGACCACATAGCATCAGATAAAGAAATAGACCGCCTTATGCGAAAAATAATGTACGCAGAGCATATTACAAATTACTAATTATCATTCTCTAATTTGGACAAAAGATGAGAGTTGTAATATGGATTACAAAACAGAAATAGATACCTATAAATATGTAAGCAGATAATATGGACGGACACATTTCATCGTATGATATAAAATTCAAAGGCAAACGTCTCGACAACGGCGAATGGATGTATGGCGACTTAATACACCTCGTAGATGGCGTGTACATAAGCAACGACAACGGATGCAACATGGCACAAGTAGACCCCGATACGGTCGGGCAGTACACAGGGCTGAAAGATAAAAACGGCAAGGAAATTTATGAGTACGATATTCTTGCGCACAACGGAGAGCCTATTGGCTATATAGTGGGCGGCGTGCGCGGCTACTGCTTTGATGTAATATACTTTTCGCCCGAATACGAAGAGTCGTGGTCTTTATACGGAGTTGTTGTAAAGGACTTCAATGGCGATGTAGAAATTATCGGCAATGCTTACGACGAGAAAGGAGGCTAATATGCAGGACGTAAAGATAACATTTAGAGTTCGAGTGTCTGACGATGAGAGCCGCGTCATAATCACAGAGCCAACAATGACAGACTCTATAAGTTTTAGCGTTTTTACGGGTATCATCAGAAAACTTGCGGACTTCCAGGAAGAATGGAACGAGGAACACAAACTCGAAAACAAAGAACAATGACACAAGAAGAGGAGAATCAGTACATAAAGAAACTGGAAGACGCTGGGTTCGACTGCGGCACCAGCAGGTCAATACACGAAACTATACAGCTCTTGAAACTCTTAAAAGGAGAAACACGGAAAATTTAATAAAAACAAGCAACAATGTTACTGGCAGATTATATCAGACTGACGGCGCTAATTGCCGTGCTGGAAGAAATTGCCGTTGATTACAGCGGCAAGACGATAGACAACATAATACAGCAGCTCGAAGCAATTAAGAAGGAGGTGGAGAATGAAGATTAGAAAAATAAAGAAGGAGTTTAAGAAGGGCATCCGTCCGATACGAAAAAGCAGGAGCTACAAGGTAGCGAAAAGACTGCGCAAATTATACGGTACCAGTCGTTTCCCTAATACGATTAACTACTCGCAAGATATTTGGCAGGGAAAAGCCTTTCTGCCCTTGATGTTAACAATAAGGATTGGCAAAAAGCTACACAAGGCTTATTTTTCGACCAATTCGCCACTTTTTAACCAGAAACATTAAGCAAAAATCAAAGAACAATGCAAATACTTAAAGAAATCAAAGTTCCTACAGGTGAAATCTACACCGCAAAAGGAGAAAAAGGCGTGTTGGAGTTTCTGACAGTAGCCGACTATGGCAAAGACGCAAATATCAAAGCCGACTTCCTCGGCATAACAAGAGAGCTGAATGGTGTGCCGAACGGAACGCCGATGCCACTAACCGAAAAATGGGTAATAACAATCTCTACCCAGTACGGCTGCTCAATGAACTGCAAGTTCTGCGACGTGCCGAAAGTCGGACCGGGACGCAACGTAACTCTGAACGACCTGCGCAACGAGATAACAACGGCGTTAAGTATGCACCCAGAGATTAACCATACCAAGCGTCTTAACGTACACTATGCGCGCATGGGCGAGCCGACATGGAACGAGGCTGTAATCGAACACGCACGTTTCTTCTTGCGTGATGATATTATTCCTTACATCGAAAATTCGCTTGTGCATCCTGTAGTAAGCACGATGCTTCCGAAGCATAATCGAGGCTTAAAAGACTTCATTCGTGAATGGGTTAGGGTAAAGAATCTCGACTACAACGGAAACGCAGGCTTGCAGTTCTCCATAAACTCTACCGACGACGCACAGCGAGAATACCTATTCTCGGGAAACGCCTTACCATTGAGAGATATTGCAGAACTTGCTGATACTCTCGTATCTCCATGGGGTCGCAAGTACACTCTTAACTTCGCGCTTGCCGACGACTCTATCATTGACGGCAAGGTGCTTGCTTCGATGTTTGACCCACGCAAGTTTATGTGCAAGATTACACCACTTCACAGAACAAACAGCTGCGAAGCCAACCATATCCAGACAAGCGGAGGTTACGACTCGTTTGTGCCGTACAAGAAAGTGGAAGAAGATTTGAAGGCAAACGGATTCGATGTAATCGTGTTCGTTCCGTCGTATGACGAGGACAATGGACTGATTACTTGCGGCAATGCAATCCTGTCCGGCAAGAAGCCGACATCAAGCTATAAAGAAGTGATATTTTAATCTGATAAACGAAATGAGCAAAAAGAAAATTTACATATCATCACCGATTACAGACTACAATCTCAACGAGCGGCACAAGTTCTTCGCTCGGATCGAGAACGAACTGACAATTCTCGGCTACAAGGCAGTCAACCCTATGGCTAAACCTATGCCCGACTCTACGCCGTACACGCAACACATGAAAGAGGACTTACGCCTGCTCCTCGGCTGTGACGGCATCGTTGTACCGAACCGATGGCGTTGCTCAAAGGGATGTGAAACGGAACGCCGTGTGGCGGACGCTTGCGGAATACCCGTCGTAGGCGTAATAGGCGAAGCGCACGATTTGCAAATCTTAAACAAAATATAAATATGAGCACAAGCCAGTTAATAAGCCGTACTCCGAGAAGAGCGTATATTATCGCGCCAAGCGTAGAACAGAAGAAGAAATTGCTAATGAGTATAGACCGCTATTGTTCGCTGTATTACATCACAATGGGTTCTGCATACAATATTGCCCAAACGGCGATGATAGACGCTTACAATGCAATTAAAGAGGACAAGAAGCTATACCGTCAGCAGGCAAAGCAAAGCATCAACAAGGCTCTTGCCGCATACAACACATGGGATGCGAAGATGCGCTTTGTCCTCGCCGACCGCTATCAGCTTTGGCTTGACCTATCCGATGCGTCGGAAGCGGAACTGAAACCGCTCGTCACAACGCTCTATTACTGCATCGACAACTACTTCCTAAAGAACAAGGTGCCGAAAAGCAAGTTAATCGCCCGTATGGAGGCAGCAATGGTACTGATAGATATTGCGGTAAACCTGTTTAAGAACTTGTTTGATAACATCCAAAAGAAAATCGGCAAGGACTTGCGACCGATGTTTAGTGATGGCAACGCATTGGAGCTGCAACGCAACTGGAACAACGCCATGCAGTCAGTCATAAACGCGATACCAGGAATGCCCGACATTGACATCAACGATGATGCGGACAGCGTTCAAGCGGCAAAGAATATCGTAACGAAAATCTCGAACGAGGGTATCTATGACCGCGCAGGAGAGTATGCGCTACAGGTGAACCCCGAATACAAACCAGAGGATTACGGAGAATAAACCGCGCACGGGCAGCAGGAGTGAAATCTTGTTGCCCGTGCGCGGTTTTTGTTATTTATTCTGCAACGTAAATGCCCGACCGTACAGCAGCATTGTAAGAATAATCAGCGTGTAGTCTGCAATCCGTGTCGTTTCTGAAATGCACAGCGTGCCGTGCCCAAGCCTTATCAGAATAACTCCTGCAAGATACAGGAACGGTATTCGCCACACCCATCCGAATTTGAAAAGAAAACTCGCCGGCAGTAAAACGGCGGGCAGCACAACATACGCAAGCGCATAAACTGACACAACCAAAACGGCGTTCTCATTCAGATCTAAACCTATTGGCGCTGCGTTATGGTGAAACCAATGTACGCCGAACCAGTGTGAAACCATAAGGAAAATCAGTATCGCCCTAATACCAATTCTGTAAAACCAAAACAGCTTTTCTGCAAGCGTATTTTTCTGTATTGTTTTCATGCCGCTAAATTTATGTTAGTTTTTTGAATATCCGTTCGCATAGTTCTCCCATGATATAGCAAGCCTGCTCACCGCTCATATCAATATCGTACGCTTCGCAGATGTGTGCGGTAACGTGCAGCAGTTCGTGACCGATTGTATTCACCATCTCGCTTTCTTCTTCTGAGTGTCCTATAGTCACAATACTCACCTTGTCCTTAACGTTGGAGTAGGTGAGTCCTCTGCTTTCGCCACCGCTTATGAAGTGACGGTAGGCTTTGCTTGTCGCTTCGCTGCCACACCCAATAGTCATAAGCTCGTTACAGAGATGCACCGCGTCGCCGCTGTCATATCCAATGAAGCAACGCACATCCCAGCCGTACTTGTCGAGCCTTATGTCACGCCTAATCATAACAAGTCCTCCCAAGGTATAGGCATACCGTTGTGACAGCAGTCGGCATAGAAGCGGTTGAAGATGAAGCCGTCCTTCTGGTCTGTATCATCAACCATATCTTTTACATACTGCGCCATTTGTTGCTCGTCCTTTATTGACTTGCCCCAGAAGTCTGCCTTGCACATATTGGCTACATATACATGGTCGTAGCCGACGAGGTTTTCAAGCTGCAAGCCGTTCGTTTGCAACATCTCCTCGACCTTCTCTTTCGGTAGCATCTCCAAACGTTCTTCCTTGCCAGTAGCAGGACTAATCGTCCGCATTTGCTTGACAGCCCACTCACACATCTTCTTGTTGAAGTGATAGCCGTTGTATCTTAAATATGCTATCATTCCTTCGGGTTTCAAGTCGTACATATCCAAAGGCATCTTACATCTTCCCATAATCTTTAGGTTTTAAAAGACTGGCAGGGAAGCGAACCTCCCCACCAGTCGGGTTAATTACTTAGTAGCGTCTGCGACCTCGATAACCACCGCGTCGTTCTCCGTAGCGACCATCGTCGTCATCATCGTACATATCGCGCTCACGGCGTTCGTTCTCGTATCGCCAATCATCGCGATAATCGGGCATAGGTGAACGCTCACCGTATCGACCTTCGCCACGCTGCAAGCTGTCAAGACACGCCATTGCCTTGCCGCCATAGCGCAAGCATTTTTCCACGTTCTCGACAAGCTCACCCATCTTGTTCTCTGTGATTTCTATCATGTACATAGCTCTTGCATTTTAGTTATTGCTGTTTGACTTTTTCAGTGCCTTTTGCAACATGCTTTCTATGTTTGACAAAGTACCCTCCATGCCGCAGACCTTGGTTTCGAGCTGAGATATTTTCTGTTCCTGCTCCCTATCCTTGGCAATCTGAGGATTGAGAACACACATTATCTTCTCGCAGTTGCACACCACCTTTTCGTGGTAGTCCTTGCTTGCAAGCACCTCCTGCGAGTGTCGTAACATCGCTTCCACTTCGGCAATCATCGCTTCGCGACTTTCGCTTACTACCACGTCGCCCGAGTTGGCAATCTGTCCGTTTGAAGGCAGTTGCTTGAACTCTGCTTCACCGTCGGGCAGCTTTACTTTCACATCCACAACCGTTTCCATAGGCTGCGCAGAAAACTGCCCTGGTTGATAGGTCGGAAACTTCGGCTGCGGATTACTCACGCTTACCACCTGTCCTATTTTTAATGTCGGCTCTTCGCCTTTCTCAAGCACATAGAATATGCTGTTTGTTCTTAGTCCACTGAACATAATACAATTCGCAATTTAGTTAAACAATACCCGTCATTAGCTGAAGGGTGTTAGTATCTCTCTCGAACCAGAGCTGATATACGCCAGTTCCGGCTACGTCGGCAACCGTAAGAGCCGCACCTCCGAACTTGGTGACAGCCTGCGTTACGCCGTTGGTCTCAAAGAGTATCGGCAGCGTGGTCGTTGCGCCCGTCGGTATCGCCTGTCTCAGATTTACGAACACCGTACCTCTGTAGTTGGCGTTCAAGAAGGCATGGTTCTTAAATGAGAATACCACACCGCTTGCACCTATAGTCACGCCAGTAGAACCGATAGCCGCCGACCCTCTTCTATTGACCCATGAAAAAGGATAACCCCAAATCATAGTCGTTCCTCCAGTTAGATGGTTAGCCCCAAAAGCCGTTAGCTCCATTCGGTCCGTAAAGTCCGTATTGAGCTGCTACGCAGTTCGGAACAGCAACGAACGGCTGGTAAGGTACAGTCGCCGTCTCGGGCATCTTACACTTGATACCTGCAACCTCTTGCTGCAAGCCTGCCAACACCGCATTGATAGGAGCGACCGCCTGACCTACAATCTGACTTGTCATAGCTGACGACTTGAACGTTGAGTTCTCCTCGCGCAGAGCGTCAATCTTATTCTGCATTTCGCGCATTTCGGCTTGCTTCTGACCGTTGACAATGGTCTGCGTGCTGTCCTTGATGGCGTTGTGCAAGTCGCAGGTCTGTCTCTGCGTTTCGTAAGCGACATTTGAGAAACCGTGTTCCTGACCGACAGCTACGTTGTTGATGGCGTTCTGCAAAGTGTTGGTCTGCTGGCATGTGGCAAGTCTGTTCTCGCAGCAACAAGAAGCGAGCTGCTGTGCAATCTGCATATTGCCTTGCTGAAGAGCGTTGATAACTTGCATACTGCTCATGCCGACCTGATTGCCCACACCCTGAACTTGCGAGGTAAGAGCTGAGATAGCCGCCTGTATCTGACCTTCGGTGCAGTTAAGCTGTGTAGCGAGGTTGCTTAGAGCGTTTCTGTTTCCACCGATGGCGTCCATAAGGAGCGAGCGACCGTAGTCGTTGTTGATTTCATTAGCAATACCGCCTGCGCGACCATTGCCGAAACCACCCCAACCATTACCGCCCCAACCCATGAGGAAGAAAAGGAAAATTACCCACATGAAGCCGTCGCCCCAACCATTGCCGTTCTTGTTCATGGCAAGGAGAAGATTAGGGTCAAGACCTCTCTGCTGAAGCAGGGGAGCGAGCAAACTCATCATGCCGCCCTGTCCGCCACCTTCATTGCCGAATACATAAGTTTTTGACTCAGACATAATACAATCTTTTTTTTAATTTTACCTTAGTTGACTAAACACTATTGTAACGTTACACCGCAAAGTTAGCGAGTTACAACGGATAATGCGATAACACGCTCAAAGATTTTGTATTGAGCTGATAATCAGATATATAAGGTGATAGTCGGTACTATCACATCGCAAAACGTTCTTTCCAATATTTAAAGAATTGGAAAGAAATGGAAACAAAAAAAAGAGAAGCCTCTTTACTTGCCTCTCTTGTGTTTTATAAAGTGGAGAATATCCCACTTCTTCCAGTATCGTGTGTGTCCGCGCTTCTTGCACTCACCGTTCGGTATTTCTCCTCGCTTTACCATCCTGTTGAGTGTTGCGTCACTTACACTAAGCCTGTCCTTTACCTCCTCTGCGCTCATCATCGGGTTTAGCATATTTGGAAGTATGTCCTGACAGAGTGTTTCAATGTCATCGTCGCTCATACCGCAAGCCGTCACTTTCTCGCCGTTGCGCTGCTGCTCGTCTGCCTTAAAGCACGAATTGGCAAGCGATTGCAACAACGTGCCGAGCATCTTGTATCCGAAAATCTTTCTCATAGCATTTTTGTTTAACTGAACATCTTTCTGCCGAGGCGCGACTTACTACAGAACCAGTCAATAGCTCCGTAGATATACAGCAACAACGTGAACGCCATGATTGCAAAGTGCGCCATCACCATATCGTTTGTTGTGTACCAACTCCAGTAGACAAGGTGTATCGAATTTACACCGAAGAAGTAGAAGAACGGTATGCGATACTTCCAACACAGCCAAAAGAAGCGTGACGCAAGAATAATAACCATTGGCAGTATATAGACCATGATGTATATAAATGTGTAGCACGCCCAGTTCGCATTGTGTACCTCAAACATCTCCTTTGGATTGCGACTAAAGTCGAATATTCCGTACATGTGCGTTAGCATAATGAAAAACGGAACCCACTTGCAGAACCAACGGAAGAACCGCAGTATTCTGCGTGAATACTGATTGCCGGATTCTGCCAGCAAAGAAATAATCTCCGATATGTCCTTACCCTTTACAAGAGCAAGAAACATCCTTTTATCATCCTCGTTCATAGTGATTTTGTTTAGTTTAATATTACGTTGATTAGTTTTATTTGATGCAAGTTAGTCATTTTTTCTCAAAGTTGTATGTTTTATTGTCTTTATTTATATTTATTTAAACTCCTTGCCTATCCATCACGGACAGGCAAGGCTCCTGAAAACAAATCACCTTAAACTAAAAAACTAATAACCAACCAATCTACATATTACCTCTTTCTGTGTATCAGCCAAAGCAGCAGTGAGATTAAACATAGTACCACTGCTCCGACCGCTATCTTGCCTACGAACATCTGCGTGCGCTCCCACCATGTCGCCTTGTGCTCAACCGGCACTGGCACTGGTATCGAGTCCGCTCGCAGGATAGACTTGTATATCGTGTCAGTCTTCACGCTCACTCTGTCACGCCATTTGTACACGTTCTTTGTCTTATATATCGTATCACCAACAGCATGGCTCTCGACATAAATAGAATCGTGTACGCGGAACGTATCGGCTATATAGTTGGTCTTATACAACGTGTCCGTCTTGTTGATTACCCGTTCAAGCACAACAGGTTTCTGAGTCGTGCAGCTTGTCATAACAAGCAGGAGCAAGTGCAGCATAGAGCCAACGATAATAGTGAAGCCGTAGCGACATATATCATCCCACTCAATGCCTGGCAGCTTGTATCGCTTCCACTGGTATACCTCACGCAGCACCATTACTGGCAGTGCAAGAACGCCTACGAATATAGATGCGATAAACCAACCGATAGCGCCTTGCCGGTTTCGCTTATTCTCGTCGTAGCTTTCATCTACCATATCGAGCTGATCTGCCTTGTAGAAAATAAAGAGCGTTATCGCTCCCAATACGATGCAGTTCAGCAACATCAGTATTTCTCTTATATCCATACGCATTTACTTTTTAGTGTCATCCATTGCTTCCTCAACCGCCTCGCCGTAGTCTCTCGGTGGCTTTCGCTTCATGCATCCGTTCACGGTACACTCATTCCACTGCAACTCGTGCGTCTTCATTAGAAGCGTGTTCTTCTCGTCTTTGAGCTGGCGGATGGTCGCACGCTGCTTGCCAATGTCGTCGTAGAGCGAGTCTATTTTGTTGTAGAGCCTGGTGCGCTCCTCCATGTGCTCCTCATGCTCATGGTCGTAAAGGTTGTGCCATTCCTGAGCGTAGGCGAGGGCGTTAGCGTCCTCCTCCTTTTGTGCTGCAGCTGCCTCTTTGCGCTTCCGCGAGTTGTAGTAGAGCAGCTGCCCTACAATGCCACCGCTAACAAGCAGCGAAAGTATCTGTAAAACCATATCCATCTGCACCTCCTTACTCTATTGTTATCCAAATCTGCTCTCCTCTTTCGTCCGCAGCCTTCAACTTTGCGTACACCTTGCGGAACGTTGCCGTTGAGTTCAGCACTTGCCCGACCGCCTTATTCTCACCGACAAGGATGCAGCCGTCCGTATCCTTCGCCGTGTTACCGCAGTGAACAAGCACGCCTTGGTATCCAGGCGTATTGCACAGTCGCGGCAGTCTGCCTTTGCAGAACTGGTACTGCGCCCGACCTCCAAAGCGTGGCGATACCGTCTTCATGTCTACGAGGTATCTGCCCGTCGGAATGGCGGTTTCGCCCTTAATCTTCACTCCGCATATCTGCGCAACCGACATATTAGATGTCAGTCCTCTGTCCTTGTCTTCGAGCGTGTCGCAGACGTATGCGCCGTCAACGTACATCTTGCCTATGGTGTACGCCTCCTTCCTTGCTATTCGTTTTACCTTGATTTCCATGCTATTTTAGATTTAAATGAATAATGTTGTTACGATGTTGAGTATTGCGCAGCACTCGACGATAAACAGCCAGTACGCACGCTTCCAGATGCAGAGCACAGCAGCGAGCACAGCGAACGAAACAGTAGGCAGAGCGTTGATGCTGCACGCCCATGCCACGCTTGCTATTGCCGACGTGATAGCTCCGCACTTGTGTATTGTACGCTGACTCTCGTCGAGGTACGCAGGAGCAGCGCCGACAAAGATGATGCCCACGCAGGTAAGAAAAGCCATGCACTCCAAGCCGCCCTTTGAGAGCATGAGCGGCAGGAACGATGCTCCGAGCGTCGCCATGAGCGCAGGGAAGAGCCAGTCCTTATCTGCGAGGTAGTACACCTCCGAAAGCATGGTCGGCACTCGTTTTGTCACACAGCAGCTAAAAACATACAGCGCAAGAACGATGAGTATAATAATAGGTAGAGCCGCCATGTTACACCTCCATTCTAAGCTGCGCAGGGTAGCCTGCCGTGATGTCGTACTTCTCTACCTCCTCGATGGTCGTCAGCTCGCTCACAGCCTTCTTGTGTGCTGCGGTCACGTTGAAGCACTCCAGGGCGTACATTTCCAGCGCCGAGAGTAGCTGTATCGCCGTATCGCAGGGCACCTCCATCTTGATTTCGCCAAGCCACAGCGTCGTCGTCGGCTGCCCCATAGCCTTTGTGATGCTCGTAGAGTTCATCAAGCCTACACGCGTCGCCTTGTCGAGCCACACCACCGCGCCGTTGAGCGCAAAGCCGTTCACGGCAGAAGATTTGTCGTAAGCGTCTATCTCTGCTATCTTCAACTGCTTGGCTGTCTGGAGTGCAAACGCTTGCATCTCCTTGCCGAACGCCTCGAACTCGGTCTTTACCAAATCTTCGCTAAACGTAGCCGTCGGTACGGTACACTCCCAGCATTTGTAAGCGCCTGATTTCTCGTCGAGCGTCTCACCGATATGGCATATCGTAATGCCGCCAAGCTCATACTTTTTCTTAAACTTGTCAGCAGGTATCAGAGTGCTGACGAAATAGATTTTTGCCATGTCTTTACTTTTTAAGTTTGTATTTATTTTTGATTTTAATCTTCTTCATATTCACACAGTACACCATCTCCTTGTGCGGCATCATGTACCATGTCCTACGTCTTATGTTGTACGACGTGCGGTGCGCTATCAGCCCCAGCAGGCTGTTTATGCGATTGGCATATCTTGTCAAATCTTCGGCGGACGGCTTCGCACATTCTCCGAACTCGTCTATCACGCTAAACAGATGCTCCGTCGTTCTGCTACTTGGCAGCGTGTGATATGGTCGTATCATTACGCCCGTAAACCTGACTCCGCTGCTTGCGCGTTGCAGGCTTACCTTTTGCGGGTGCAGCGTCAACCCGAGCCGTGTGCGCAGATATTCTCTCGCCCATTGGAGCGTAACGTGCAGCGCCTTCCTGTCTGTATGTATCGCTACAAAATCATCAACGTAGCGCCCGTAGCCGCCATTATCGTCTAACCTCTCTATCATCATTTTGTCGAAGTCGGCAAGAAGGAGATTTGCGAGCAACTGACTCGGAAGATTGCCGATAGGTAGTCCTCTGCCTTCTCCGCAGGTAAATAGCGATTTGTTCGCAGGCAGCTTATCCCATAAGGTGAGGTCGCCCACTTTTATGCAGCTCTCTGCCGGATCATGCAGCACCACCATTCTCCACAAGTTCATCCACCACTCAATATTCTCTCCTTTGTATTTCCCTCTTATCGTACGTTCGAGAAGTCCGAACAACAGCCTGCGGTCTATACTCATAAAGAAGCCTTGCAGGTCGCATTTCAATATCCACGCCTCGCGCTTGTATCCGTCCGTTACACGCTCTATCTGCGCTATCACATCATCTATACCGTAGTCCGTGCCCTTACCCTTGCGGCAGGCGTAAGCCTTATCCGTCAGCTCTGCGTCAAGAAGCTCGCCGAATTTCAGCGCAAGCAGATGATGCACTATGCGGTCGCGGAAAGCAGCGCAGAACACCTCTCGCAACTTCGGGCGTGTGACGCAGAAGGCTTTGCTTTTGCCTATCCTATATGCGCCACTGTTAAGCTCAGCATACAACTGATAGTTGTTGGATATATAGTTTAACGAGTATTCTATATACCCGTGCGTTGAGCTTTTGTGTTTGCGACAATCGTAATATGCGGCATATACGTCCTCAAGCGTCACGTAATCGTGTTCTATCTTCATGACTTTAGTGACGTACACGGAGCTTTCGTCACGTAGTGATATGCGAATACTGGCAGAACGTAGTACGAGTTCGACTTGTTGTTGTTGTTCGCACTACTACTGTAGTTCCACGCGTTCGTAGCATTGTTCTGCGTTCTCGGCGCTGTCTCCTTGCGGTCCGAACACTTCTCCTTTCGGAGTTGCGTGTCAGCGCCCCTTGTCACATGTGTGACGGCTCTCCCGTGTTGCTTTTACGCTCCACGGCTCTCGCCTCTGCGATTCCGCTCTGTCTTTCGCCAACCATACGCCTCTTTCAGCACCTTGTCCACTTGATGGTTAAGGTTCGTCGCAGTCTTGACTGGCAAGAAATCCGCGTCGGTGAAGAGGTTGATTCTCGACTTGACTTCCGACATAAGCAGGATGTATTCATGCAGGTTCTCCTCTCTGCCTTCAAAACTCTCGTTGATTCTGCGAACCAGATCGAGCGCCGTGCAAGCCTTGCTTGTCATCGTCTCGTACGCTCCGTATCTGATGATACGGCTTACGTTCTTGCTGTATTTAAGCAGCAGCTTGCAGAGCAGATAAGTGTCCTTATATATGAACAGAGTCTCCGTGTATGCCATTTTGTTTTAAATTGTTATTTACCACTCTCCGCTTGCGTGCCGCTTGACGCTCGCCTTGCTCGCGGAGAGATAAAGATTAAAAAGAGATAAAGAGATTAACAAGCGAATACTGGCAGAACGTAGTACGAGATCGACTTGTGGTTGTCGTTCGCACTACTACTGTAGAACCACGCGTTCGTAGCATTGAGCTGCGTAGAAGTCCAGCGGCGCTGATTCATCACAAAGTTGTAGTATGCAGTAGCCACCTCCTCTCCGTAAAGCGCCGTGAGCACCTGCTTGATGATGCCGATATTCGCTATATGCACATAGTCCTGTCCGACAGACATCAGGAAGCCGTGTAACTCATGTCCTGCGATGCTGAATATCTGCTCATAGGCGTAGTCGAAAGCAGGCACGCTAAGGCTGCGCTCTACAGCCTCCTGGCGCACGAGAAACGACGACGACTCGCCGTTGTAGTAGTTCGCGTCCTTCGTATTGTTGCCGTTAAGCGCGATGCTGTCGAACTTCAAATCCTGCGTGCACCACGACTTATTCGGGAGTGTCTTAGGAGCCAGCATATCGGATATTCTTATCATAAACGTGCCTCGGTTCAGCGTGAGGTTAGCGTCCGCTACCTTGATAGCCACCGCTTCGTCTGCGGTCTTGCCAGCCGCCTGCCACTCCTCGAGGTAGTATTCATTGAGGTTGTTATCGACAATAAATATGCCAGCGCGGAACTGATACATCTTGTAGTCGATAAGACGCTGCGGCACACTCGCCGTGTATGTACGAGTATTGCGGTTAAGACTCACGCTGTAGCCGTCCTGATTCTCGACATTGACAGTAAACTCCTTGCCGTAGGGCACATACAGCGACACCTGACCCTTTGCGTCAGCATTGTAGGTAGTGTTCTTGCGGTCTACCGTCACCACTACTGGCACGCCCTCGTATGCAGCGCCCGTGCCGTCGGTATACTTCGTTACCGTCACCACTACGTTCTCCATGCTCTCCTCGTCGTACGGTTTGTACTCCACGTCAACGTTGCGTGTAGCGAGCACGGCGGTGAAGCCGACTGGGGCAATGGGCTGCGCATTGCCGTACTCTGTGAAGGTAATCTGGTAATAGTTTCCTCTGTTGACAACAAACGACACCTTGCCTTCGCTGTTGGTGGTGTATGTCTGCGGTGTTTTGCCGTTGTTAATGAACACGTTGATTTTCACGCCGCTCACCTTGATTGAGCTGACAGAAGAAGTGATAGTGACATTCACTGTTTCATCGGTATTCACCACGTCTACCGTCTTTGTCACACCATCACGATTCGTCACGGATATTACAGAGCCACCGAGCGTCACGTTCACTTTCTCTGCTTCCGCAGCCATAGCCGTAGCCTTTTCGCCTGCTGCCGAAGCCGAAGCTGCCGCATCGTTCGCCTCTTTCGCCGCGGAGGTACAGCTTGATGTAGCCGTAGCGACGCTTGCCGTGCGCTCCTTGTCAGCCTTCACTCGTTCTGCCTCCGCTGTCTGCCGTGTTGCCTCCGCAGCTTCTCTTGCTGTCTCCTTGCGTATGCGCTCGGTTTCGGCCTCCTGACGAATGCCTTCTTCACGCTTGCGTGCAGCTTCGGCTTCGGCACGCAGACTTTCGGCTTCGGCACGCTTACCTTCTTCTGCATTTGCCATGTCGGTAGCCGTGTTCGCCACACTTGCCGCAGTGTTCGCCTTGCTGACAGCGGCGTCAACGTTTTCTGAAAGTTCGGCGAAGGTTGTTGCTCTCTGCTTTTCTGCTGCGACACGGGCGGTTTCGTTCGCCGTGCGTGTATTTTCAGTTTCGATACGCTCGCTCTCGGCATTGACACGCTGCGACTCGGCTGTCTTTCGCGCATCCTCGTTGCTCACGCGCTCAACTTCCGCTGCATGGCGAACCTCCTCACTCTCGCTGCGTCTGCTTTCTGCTGACACGCGCTCGACTTCTGCCGACGCTCGCTGTTGCTCCGCCTCCGTGCGCTCGCTCTCGTTGGCTTTGAGCGTTGCGTCCGTCTGCTTTGCCGTTTCGAGCGCCGTGTTGGCATCGGTTATGAGCTGCGTGAGTTCCGCCGTCGGAGGCAGGATAACAAGCGCCGTGTTCATCTCCACGCTGTCCTCGCCTTCGATAAGCTCGCCGTTGAACGCTGTGTCGCCCGAAGCGTTGTTGTCTACGATGGCAAACTGCTCGTACTCTTTGCTGCGCCAGTCGTTGCCGAAAATCTTGCCGCGCACTTCGAGAGCGTATGTACCAACCGATACGGCGTCACCTTCCACACGCGCATTGATGATATTGTCCTCCGCCGTGTCGATAGTGTAGCTCAGAGCAACACGCCGATACTGGTTCACGATGTTCACAACGATGTCCGTGCAGGCAGGCAGCGGAAAAGCCACCTGCTCGCCCTTCACTATCTTGCGCACTGGTATGCGCAGGGTAAAGTCGTTACCTCTAACTATTTTCTTCATATCTTGTTTGATTTAATGTCTTATACTTTTCTCCATGTTCTGCTGTATACCCACGACGACCGTGCCTTGCCGTTACTGAACGTACTGTAGCCCAATCGTCTATCCGGGTATTTTCCACCCGTGCTCGGAGCTTCCGTCTTTTCTGTCTTATCTCCGACAAAGAAATAAACGCCGCTTGCGAGATGTGTCAGACTACCGTTCTCTGCCAAAATCGTATCGCTCGTAAAGTATTTGCCGTCAGCCTGCTGCGCAAGAGCCTCGGTCGTCAGACCTCTGTCTTCATCAGGCATACACTTACCGTTGTTGCGTGCCGCTATATATTGATATAAATTCTTATAAGAATTAGGTACCGTTGTCTCGCCAAGCACGCCTTCTTGCTCTATCTCGTCCATAGCTCCGAATATAATTCTTCCTGCACTTGCCGTGGCTACAGGTAGCTTGACGCTATAGCTTCCTACCTCATACGTCTTGGTCTCCGTAAAATTCGTAGTGCCAAGCCATTCCGTAGCCGGCATGACGCCGATTCTCGTAACCACAGCTTCAGAGAACCGCGAAGCATCCCAGCCGTTAGGACCGAGGTCGTAAAGTATATTACCTGCATTGTCGAGATACTGCATTACCGCCATGCCGTTTTCGTTCACACCGAAACGTATGTTAGTCTTGCCTATAGTGCCTATTACCTCCAGCAGTCCGTTGTGAATCTTGATAGTCGCTCCGCCCTCAGCCTTTGTCTCCATTTGCGTAACCTTCACCAAGTCGGCGTTTATGGCGCCGTCCTTGAAGGCTGCAACTTCCTGTCCTGAATTATCGCGGAACACAGCGTTGTCAGACGTGAAGACAATCTTATCTTGCTCGATGTCAATGCCAGTGCGCAGCAGCTTGGCTGCAATGCCGCTGTCCTCGACATAGCCGTTTGCCGAATCTATCCAATCGGTAGGCATTGCTCCCACCTCCAACTTCGGCATCGTTACCCACGCCGTACCGCCTTGCAAACAACGGATGAGGACATAGTTAGGTATGCCAGTGCCCTCTGAACGCCAGTGTACCCAATAGCGCTTCCACTCGCTTGTGAGATAGAAGCGACGCACGCCGTCTGCGTTGCTCGTTGTTGTATCGCTCTCGCTGTCTTCGGCGAATATGCTTAGATTAGAGCCATTCCACATGAATGCGTCGATGCTGCCGGAACCTTTTGCCATAAAGGAGAACATATAGTCCTCATCTTTTTTGATGATGGTATTCACGTTCCACTGCGCCATCTCGACGTACTGAGAAGCAGCGTTGGCATATATTACCGAGCATCCGTTGTTGTACGACTCGTTAGTGACCACTGACGCATCCAAGCGCATCAGATTGCCGGCTTTGGCGAACGTGCGCGTGTTGTCGAGAAGATTGCCGCCGATGTAGTTGTAATCTTTGGGCGAAGCACTCCAACATACAAAATCCTCCGCTGTGCCCTCAATGAGTATAGGGTGGGCGATATACGCCTGCTGGCTTGCGGTGGAGGAATCGGGTTTGAAGCAGCTTACAGAAATCCACTCGTAAGGGGCATCCTTTGCAACGCTGAATGTGCGCTGATATAAATGCCATCCCTCACTCGGAGTGACAGCATCTACACCTAAATTAGCACTACCATTTGGGCCTGTATAACCCGCAGGGTCAGTTTTGTCTGTGGCTGAACCTTTCCATGTTGCTTCGGCTAATACATTCACACTAACAGACTTAGCTCGTGCCCAAAATGATATGGTGTACGTCTTGCCTTTCTCGACATGTATATTACCCAAGCCTATACCGCCACTTCGCCATATAGGGCCAGCAGCTTTCGCGTCGGGCAGGAATACTACATTAGCTCCTTCGTGTGACGATGTGCAGTATATTTTAGCTCGCACCAAGTCCGGGCCTAAGCCTCGTTTGCGGAAAGCAGAGCCTGTAAGCAGGTTGCGTCGCTCGGCGAGAGCAGAGCCCACCTTCAGAGAGATCTGTGTAGCGGTCTGCGAGATTTGCGAGTACACCTGCGTTATCTGTTCGTCCACGGCTTCTTTGTTCGCAGCTACCGTAGAACTCAGTCCGTCAACGTTCGCTACAATCTCTGCAAGCGTCATTTCCTTTGTTGTATCGCCGTCCTTCACCTTTAGCTTAAACATTGACGCAAGCGCATATATCTCGTCGCGTGACACAACGAATATCTCCTTACCGTCGAGCGTATAGTCGTTCACGCCCTTGTACAGCTTGATTGACGGAGAGTCGGAGCCATAAGCCGAGAGGTAGAGCACCGACTGGCGTGCCACATCGGTTGTATTACCCATCTGCACAAGTTCGTCACCCGCTTCGGGCTGCGAGTCGCCGTAGTTACCTCCCGACGAAGCTATGATGTCGATGTAGTCCGTACCTATCCGCACCACTCTGCGCCAGTAGTATTTGTTTTTCGCGTTCGCCGTCGTACCCTCCTTGATGTTGAAGGTCTGACAGCGCACAAGGTCGTTGACGGCAAACGGGTTCGTTATCTCCTCGTCACCTCGCTTAGTAAGGAACGAACAGCGGTAAACGTCGTATTGCAAGGTCGGAATTTTGGGCAGAATCGTGCCCGCTCTCAGGAATTGCACCTTGCTAATCTTCATCGACGCAGGCGACAGGACTATCTCGCCGCCGACGCTTTGCAGCTCTCTAATTACGAGCTTCACGAACTCAGCAGCCTTACGCACAAGCAGGCGGTCTACCTCCAAGTAGCTGTCTTCGCTGTCAGAATAATTGCCGAGCTTGAAGCCAGAGCCATTTGCGCCAGACTTGAAGATTTGGGAGACAAGTTCTTTAAATATCGCCACGCCTTCAGGAGTTATCCGATGTGTACCATTGCCGAACGTCAGTCCTTTTTCAAAGTTTATAAGTTCTTGCGCTGTATCTCTTTTTATCTTAGAGAGGTACATTTTGTCCGCAACAGATGCATTAAAACTATTACCGCCGGCTGAAATATTGCCCAGTCCCCTCACGACTTCTCCTTCTACAGACTGAATTATCTGTTTGATGTCGCTTTGCCCTGCTTCAAGAGAATTAACGAGTTCTACCTCCGCGCTTGCAAGTGCATTATCATCAATCTTTACCTGATAGTTGCTTACAAAAACATCTACAAGCTCGTTGTTGTATTTTATTGTGAGCTTTGTGTTCTCGTTGAGCATCGCGGCAAAGTCGGGGTTCTCCTGTAGGAATATACGCGAGAATTTAACGGAATAGCTGAACTTATCTTCGTTGTTCTCGCTCATGTGTTTAATAAGTGCCTCGTCAAGTCGCCTCTCTGCTGCCGTTATCAGCACCGACGGTGCTTTTATACCGGTTATAACGAACTTGTCACCCTGCTTTGGTTTAAAGCCAGCCGACGCATTAGGCATAACAACTCCGAGCGTAGAAGTCTCCTTTTGGACCGCAATCCAAATCTCTTTCGTTTGAGAATTTTGATTAAGCGTGTCGGACTTGATGTCACTTTCCTGCATTATGTAGTCCTGATAATCTTCTCTAACGGCTTTTAGGTTGCCGTTTTTATCTACGCTTACAGGGTTGTAACAGATATTGTTTGTCTTATCCCAGTAGCACATTATCGGGAAAGAGCACGCGGGGCATCCGTGACACTCAATCATCTCTATCTTCCCGGTTTCGCTTTCAAGAGCGTGTTTGAACAAGTCAAAGCCGAACTCGCCACTAAACTTATGAAGTTTAATATAGAAGTATGGATGTAGGAAATTGCCATTCTCGTCTTTCGCGTCGCTATCAGTCTTATCAAATGCCACATCTGCAATTTCACCGAAAAGCTGACCGAGACCGTCCGACTGAATTAAATCGTTACGTATTCCTCTGATAGTCGGCTTTATATCATCAAATGTTACATATCCTTGATGAGGATTTCCGCTCTTGTATGAGTTGCTGAAATGGTACAGAGTATCCGTACCAGGTATTGTGTAAATCTCCCTTTGGTCGTCGCTCGGGGAGTTGGTCGCATAGTAAAAACGCTCTGCTCCTCCGCTTTTTCTGTAAATAGACGGCATGAGGTTTGCGGACGGATATATCCATGTGCGACCTGTTACCATGACGGACACTGCCTTTGTCGTATCACTTCTTGTTATTTGGGCAAAGGTGTAATTTCCCTTTTCATCTTTAGCAAAGTTGTATTCAAACAATATTGCGGTGGCGCTTGACAAACCTTCTATCTCTATTCCGCATTTGTCGTAAGATGCGCTTTTATCTCCGTCGTAAACCCATATATATTCGGATGTGGGGGCGTATGAAAACTTTATAGAGCCAAGCGCAGACATATCGAAATACGACCTGTCTGCTTGGTGATACACACCCTGCGAGTCCTTCCAACTTTTGCTTTTGTAAGAGTATAAAAAATCCAAATGTAGCGTATAATCGCCGTCTTCTTTAAACTCGTATGTACAAGATGTTCCGACCGTCTGTCCTTTAGAGATACTTTTATCTTCGCTATTTGTGTTTACGTTATCTCGTAGATAAAAATCACGGACAACCTCCTTGGAATCGTAAACAAGTCCTTTGTGATATTCGTTGGCCCAATCGTTATAAGCGAACCCAACTCCAGCACTGGTCAGATCAATGGTCATTCCCTTTTTGGCGAGTATTCTTACTTGGTAGTGGGTAGTAATAGAACACTTGTCGCTCCCAATAGTGGACGAATATCCTCCTGTATACGAGAGTTCTGATGTAAGAATTTCACCTTTATACACACCGCCTTCTTTGCCTTTGTACAATGTAAGTTTCTTCTTGTCTTCAGTGCCAACAATTCGCCAATATTTCGATAACACAACGGACACTTTGTCCTTGTCGATATTTTCCACATTGAATACGGCTTTTCCGTACTCATCGGTATTCGGATAGTAATACGGTATATTATCGGACGAACCACACCCGGTAATCACATCTATCGCTTTGTTGTTAGTGTTGTTGCGCTGTATAGACATTAAAGCTGCGTCACTGCCGTATTGCAGGACGTACTGGCTTCCATAATTTCCGCTTGTACTCAAGTCATGTTGTACACTGCCCACGTGGCACACCTTTCCAACCCAGTAATAATCAAGCTCAAATGTTGTTTTAATGAGTTGGATAACCGCGGATAGATATTGCGACTCAAAGGATAATTCCTTTATTTCATCCGTACCATAACCTTCGTCTACCACAATGCAATAGCCATTTACTCCGTTTTTATCATAAAGTCCACAGTAAGCCATACTGTCGTTTATACGGCTAACGAACTCGTTGATGTCGCCGCCAAACGAAAATTTCGTTTGATTGGAGCGGTACTTGTCGCCCCCGTTCGTGTCGTTAGGGTCCTGCGATACAACATCAAAAAACAAAGTATTATCTAAGACCTCTCTTTTGGAAATGAAAGAAGCCTCATGTTTGTATAATCCCGATGTGCTATCTTTGCTTGAAGACGGAATAGATGTTGCATAATATCTCTCACCGTCAAACTCTACATACTCTTCGCGAGTCCACTCTTTATCGAGAGGACGTGAGAAATAGAATGACGCAGAAATAGACGGAGCTCCACCTTCACGATTACGGCTGTTTGTGTAGCTCTTGATACAGGCAAAATCCGTGTCAGACGGAAACAGATGCGTCTCCGTAACTCCGTTTTTCGTCGTCTTGTCTATCTTTATGTACAATGCTTCCGCTTTCATCTTATTATATGTTTATTCCCATATTATTCCCCTACGCTTCCGTTTGCCGATTCGTTCTCATTGTCAAGTCGTATTTCTTCGTCGGGTGTTGATACCGTATTCTTTTCGATGCCGGTCTTTGTTGAAATTAATCCTGCACCCTTTAGCGTACAAAGCATCTGATTCCATGCTGCTTCGTCAAATGGCTGCCAAGGCTTAAACGATGCACTTACTTTCATTTTTGCAAATTCAGTAATAGCATTTGGATTCTCGCCGTTCGCCACAAGCTGTTTTGCAAGACCCTCCTTAAACAGACGAACGTGTTTGCTCACAAAGTTCTGCCACTCGATAACAGCGTTTGCCGTGCGCTCTATATCCAATGATCGCGTCATCTGAATCGCGAGTCCGCTAATATCTCCACTTGACTTTACGTCTTTGGGAAGAATAAATGTCACACCGCAGCCAATCTGTATCTGGTCAAGAATTGTTTGCATAAATTCAATCATACCCTGTGGAGAAGGAGGCGCCTTAAACTCCGCAGAACCCTTGCCGTCAAGCGTAGTGTCATTGAGGATGATTGAGCCTGCAATTTTCTTCGCTGTTTCATTAAAACGTCCTTTGATGTAGAGAATACCCCAACCGTGGCGTTTTTGGATTACAGCAAACAGGTTGAAGATTATCTCGAATAGTTCAATCAGATTCTGCACCTTATTCCACGCTACATCACCGCGCTTTGTGGTTAGTGGACTTTCAGAGAAGCCATGTTTCTCTGAATACGCCATGCGCCACTCGCCTGTTTCCGTTGTGCCGGAGCCGTTTCCTGCTGTCACATCCTCAACAACCTCATCGGTAAAGTGGTAGTGATATGTATTATCGTAAGCGTCAATATGTCTTGAGCCGTCTTCTGTCTGATAATAGACACAATCAAGCAGAGGTTCTCCATTATCATCTCTATGCGTGATTATCTGATAACCATCCACATACGAGAACAATCGACTTCTAACCTCGTTGTTTTCGTTCATATATGTCAGCAGGCCGGCATCGCCATAACTTAACTGCGTCGCAACAGCGAGCATTTCCATGCCGTCCTGGTTGCTATTCTCCCAATGCCACTTCAAATCTGCGAAATTCTTTTTCAGGGTTTCACTCGGGTTACTATCGTGAAGCACAAAGACACGTTTGTTGCCACAAAGGGAAAGGGCACATTTCTCCACTATTCGCGCCTGTAGTGCAATGCCGAATTTTTTAAAATCAATTTCAACATATCCTCCGTTCTTGCCCTGTTGCTTGACGCAGATGCTTGGCAGATTCTCGTCAAAGATTACGCTATGACAGTTCGGATCAAGTTCTTTAGCAAATCGCTCCTGGCTTACAACCGTCATTTTAACGTTTGGTAATTTTGCCTCCATGCGGCTGTTCGTGTATACGGTTTTTCCGTCACGACTATCATTTATTGAAGGTGTGTCACAACCGCGTAAAAACGGCTTCTTGAACAACATCTTTTCGGGATGTGCCAGGAAATCTGAAATTATATCTTCTCTACGTCTGCTCATTTTCTTTTACTTCTTTAAGTTGGTAATGTTTCATGCACGCTGCCTTGGATGGCCAAAAGTTACATTCTCTATTTGTGTGGGGGCAAACAATATCATGCTTACTCGGTACGATGATTATACGCTTCTGCTTCTGCGTCTCCTCCATTTCAAACTTATCGTTAAGTTTTACACGAAGGTCGCCTTCCATTTTCAATGCGTCTTTTATGTCTATCGCCTTGCTTTCGCCAAGCATCTGAACTCGCTCCAACAACTTTATAAGGTCGTTTTTGTTTTGTTCTTTAGTTATAGCCGTGACGTTCACTACTCCTACGCCGAATGGCTCTAAGGCTACAAGCATCTTCTTAAAGCGCGGTGTTTCGTAAAGAGCATCTCCATCACCTTTCTTGCCGTAAGCAATACGGTATGCAAAATTCTTGTCCTCAAACGTATCGCAAAGTGCGGCAAAGGCGACATCTTCTGCTGTCACCTTAGACCAATCTCCTCGTACGGAGTCAAGTATTATTTTTATATCGTCTGTTTTAATCATATCCTATCATTTATCCCCACAGTGTTTCGTCGTATATGCTTTGTGCGAACGGGTTCTTACGCCGCTCTTCTTTGTATTCTGCCGTTGCTACAGCCACAAGTGCAAGGCTTTCTTGTATCTCCCTGCCGTACTCGTAGTTTACGCAGGGCAGAAATCTCATAGCGCACGGATCAAGCAAGTCCATCGACCGGCCTTTTCCAAGGTTACGATTCATCTCTTTCTTGCTCATCAACTTACGCTTGCCGTTCGGCATTTTCTCAAACCTAACTACGGCGCACTCCTCTAAAAACTCATTTTGTATAGTTACCTTATATTTGAGGTTTTGGTGCGTATAAGTCTTTTCCGCGACCGCGTCTTCCATCGTCAACTCGCCGGCATTAATCATCCTACAAAGTCTGAGATAACACAAATCTTTTAGCGTCATGGCAGTAGGATAGTATATACCTATCGGCTTTGCGCTACTCATGTACGGGTTAGCATCGGGTATATAGTCATTAAAATACCTGCCTGCCGTTGCGTCATATATGATGTGACTCTCGGCAATATCGTGTTTTATTGCAAACTGACGAGCAAATTCGGCGTTCTGTCTCGGAGTCGAGTGTGGATGTATCTCTATATCTACTATATGAAAACCATTCCACGCTATCATAAGCATATTGTCCGTACCGTAGTCAGCAAGGTCAATCGTTATCCACTTTTCTCCCGTTAAGGCAGGATCGTTAGTAAAAACTCTGCGCGCATTGATGCCGCTAATCGGCAAATCCTCTTCTTCCTCAGGGTCTACATTCCAGTTTCCTTCAACAAGAGCTTGTGCCATTTTGCCGCCACTCGCTGCAATAGAGCCGATGTAACCAGCGTTTCCATTAAGCAAACCCTTATTCTCACTGAGTCTACCTTGATAAAATACAAAACTCTTGATAATGTCCTTGTAACTGAAATTGCCACCAATAGCAGCCAGTTTTCGGTCTATATCTATCTTGCATTTTAGGTACACCTCCTTTTTTGAGTCTCCCCATACTACATCCTTTACAGATGCGCCATTGACGTAGAAATATCTAACCTTGCCGTCTCTTTCTGGAATTATTTTGCCGTCAATCCCGATATACCAGTCTATGAATGTTCTTATCCAGTGGTTTCTTTTCGGGTTCATGGTGGCAAAGAACTTACCTGTGAAAGTTTTGCTTTGTCCTCGGTTTCGTGTTATTACATACGAGAAGGCCTCCCACGACATCTCTGTAATCTCGTCGATTGCAATCATATCATACTCCCAACCTTTTGCACGTTCTCGAAGTTTATCCATGTTCGAGTCGTCAAGATAGGTAAGGTCACAGAAGGTGCCGTTCGGGAATGATATACGAGGACTATCACTTTCCTTTACCTTTATATAGTCTGCGCCGAATATCTGTTTAAACTTCTCTACGAAGCCGCCTCCTGCCTTCTGATTACCAAGACTACGACGCGAAATCATCGCGCGAAAGTCGGGGTCTGTCATTAAAGGCTCCGCCATAGCGAGAACCAGGGCAACCGACTTTCCCGTTGCCAAAATTCCACCTCCGAAACAAACATCTACGTTTGCGGTTACAAAAGACTCCTGAAAGCCTTTTTGTGGTTTTATTATTATATCCTTATCCTCGCTACTCATATCACAAAAGTAATACTTTAATTCGCTTAGATACAGCATTTTAGTAAGCCTTATTTGACACGTATCAAATACACATTTGTAATTATTTGTGCTTCATGTAATATAAAGCTAATTTTGTTTCAAACAATAAAACACAAAACACATGAAGTTTACAAAAGAACAGCTTTTAGATGCCCTAAAAGCAAAACTCACTGCAAACGGAAAACACCTTTCCATCAGCGAGAAGACAATCAAGAGTTTGAGTGACTCCCACTACGACCTTTTGGTTAGCGAAGAAACGGAGATTAGCGATTTGGTCAGCAAAATTCTTCCTCAGTATGTTTCCCTTAACGGAAACTACGAAAAGGACAATGCAGACTTTATCAAAAAGTGGAAAGAAGACCACCCCGAATCAAAACCAAAGCCAAATGATGCTCCTAATCCCGACAACAACAACTCTTCTGAAGTAGAAAAGAAGTTGCTTGAGCGTCTTGAAGCTTTGGAGAGAAAGGAGGCGGAGGCTGAAGCTGCGAGACTAACATCTGTGAAGCGCGGTGAACTTCTTGATAAGTTCAAGGAGAAAGGAATTAGCGACGACAAGTGGATTAATGCCTACTTGAAGAAGCTGTCAATCTCCAAGGATACGGACATTGAGGCGGAAACAGCCGATGCACTCGACTTCTACAACCTCTCTAATGCAAACAGCGGAGGTCGAAATACACCTGGCAATAGCGGCGGCAATAACAACGGCGGCATTAGTGCAGAGAGATGGAAGGGCGTGAACAAGGCGCTCGGCGGGATTACTCCTCAGAAGTAGTGTTGTAATTCATTAATTTTTTAAGGTAAGTTTTATGGATAACTTTTTTTCAAGACAGGCTAACGGCGGTGCGGTATTTATGGGCCGTACTCTCGTGCAGGCGCACGGCAATATCGGCGGCTATAGAAACGTCTTTGTGAAAATTGTCAATAGCAACAAGGGCGCACTTAGCTATCCAACCTCGGGCGGTATCGTAAAAAACCCATTCCCTGGTCGTGCGAAAATCTATGCTGGTGATTTCTGCGAGTACACGCCAAACCTCGACGATACTCACGGCGCAGAGGTGAAAATCCTGAAGTTCTACGAGGCAGCAAAAGAAGCTACAAGTTCTGACGTAACCATTAAGATTGTTCGCGACGGCTATCGTCATATTCCGTTTGTAGGCGATAACATCATGGTAGGTCAGAAAGACTTCACAACCAAGGCTAAGGCTGTTTCGGTCACACGCGTAGAGAAGTCAACAGATACAGGTGTGGATGTGTGGGTTCTTACACTCTCGGAGGCTCTCGGTGTGACGGTTAAGAAGGGCGACATTCTTGTCGAAGCAGCAGGTACGGGAGCCAGCGTGCTTCCAATGGTGACAAACCCCAACTCCTATGCAGACAAGGACATGGACTTCCTGTATGACCCGAGCACATCTGACGAAGATTACGATGGCGCGAGATATATGTTTACTCCGGCATTAGCACAGCAGGACACCATTATCGACCTTTTGGCTGTCGGCAAGCTGCCGCCTGCCGTTCTCGCCCTCAACAAGAGTCGCGTCAAGACTTGGTTTAACCTCTAATAAACATCATGTTTAACACACAAAACTATTAGCAACTATGAGATTTGATTTCAACAACTCCGATTGGGCAGCTCTGTTTCGTTCGCGCGACAATGGTAGCGAGCTGTTCCAGTCGCTCGTAGATAATACGCCTGTCCTCAATCTCGATTTGGGCTGGGCCTTGTCTCAGGGTCGTATCGCAGATGCTCCTACGCCGACCGCAGATGATGGTTCTGCTACATTCCGCATTGAATCGAGTAAGTTGGAGGCAGCTCCACTTATGGACCTTCGCGCTCCACTTGGCGAGAGTCATCAGATGGACGCAGAGGGCGCAGAGGAGTATGTAGCTTCTATCCCTGACTTTATCGCTCGCGGTTGGACCGAGACAGCGGCACAGCGTGCCTATAAGGAGCGTATGTATGCACAGCTCGGCAACACGGACAGAATTATTGCCAACTGGGTTGAGAAGGTACTTCTCCGTGGCTTGAACTCGGCCAAGTCTACCCTTAATCAGATTGGAGCTCAGTTGGCTACCAAGGGCAAGGCTGACTACAAGGGCTTGGGAGCAGGTATCTACGCAAAGCTTCACGATGCGCGTATTCCTGCCGAGAATTTCGTTAAGGCCGGCACAAAGGCTTGGACAGACCCTGCTTGTAAGATTCTTACGCAGATGCGTAAGATTGAGGATAACTACCGCGACAAGCGAGGCGGCTACTCTGGAGCTCTCACATGGAGAATGACAAAGAATATGTACGTCAACACCTTCTTGCAGAATCAGGAGGTTCGCGACCTTTACGCCTCTTGGTGCAAGGCAAATTATATCGCCTACGTCGATGGTATGCCTATCACCAACGAGCAGTTCTTGCAGTCGCTCACTGACATTCAGGGCATCTCGCCGATCGAGATTGTCACTGAGAAGGAGCGCAACAAGACACGCACAACCGACACTATGGTACAGGGATGGGCAGACAATATCGCGGTTCTCCGACCAGCAGGCGATATGTTCGAGTTCAAGTACGCCAATGTCCTTGAGCGTGAAATGTACACCAAGTATGGCGCGAAGAGCATCGACACAACTTTCGCAACCATGCTCAACGGACTGGTTACAGCAATGAACACCACCACCGACAACGGCCGCTTACAGGAGTGGCATACCGATGTGATGATGTCTGCAACACCAGCGCTTCTCTCTTTCACAAACCATGTAATTGTCAACACTGCAAACGCAGGCGATTAGTTATCATGGTATTACAATAACCAAATCCACTTCTCTTAAAAATGGCAGTATTGAAGTTTGACATAATCGAATACCTAAGCGGTTTGACAAGTTTTGTCTTTGACAAGGCTGTTCTTAACCGCGTGGCTTTTGAGTGCGGAGTTTGTCACGTTGAAACCTATGCGGACCTTACGGAGGAGGACCGTGACAGATGCAAGGCTGCGTTACTCGAAACCATCGTGTTCGGACCATATCAAACGGCATCTTCCACAAGTCAGCATGGTTCTTACACTCTGACGGTGGGAGCACAGACCATTACATCGCAAGCATTAGAGACTATCAAGGCGGAGCTTCGCAGACTATACACAAAGTACTCCGAAGATACCAAGCTTGAAGCGCTCAATGCTTCCGGTGGGGAGATAAAATGGGTTTCAGAAACGGACTAAGCTATGTACACCGATAGAAGCCGGATGATAGAATACGAATACGATGGCGTGTTCTACCTAAAAGAGCATGTAATTCCTTCTGACGGCAACCTGCTTGCGGAGGACAACGACAAGGAAGTTATCATTCACAAAACAAAGTGTGACATACAGAAAACGGACAAGTTGTTTAATTCAGGCGTCGTCTCTATGGGTTACAACATCTATTTCCCAATGCCGACAAACGAAAGCGGCGAAGATGAGCTCCCTAAAGGTCTGAAAATCGGCATACGCTTTCGGGGCAATATTTGCGGCCTTGAGGTTGACGGAATGGTTATAGGTATCGAACCGACAAAGCTTCATGGATGCGTAGCTTATATAAAAGGAACTGACATTTAACAAATAGATTATGGCGCAAAAGACACAAAGAAGGCTGTCTCGCATTGAAAACTTCTTTTCGATGCTCCTTTCCAATAAGGGCTTGTCCGACAATATCTTCATCGGAGAATTGCCGCCCACCACAAACAAGGATTGGGAAGACTTTGTAAATGTTGACATCGGACAGCAGCGCGACTACGGTGGCTACTCTCTCGGCTACGCCAATATCTACCTATACGCAAGACCGAAAGGTGCTTTGCGCCGAAAGAACGTAAAGACTCTCGACAAAATGGAGGGCGTCCTGGATATGATTATAGACGAAGCCAACAGCGAGGATTATGTTATTCAGGAGCTTTACCGCGACAGTGGCTATGACGCAAACCGTCAGTTTCATTTCGATATGATCTCCGTTTCGGTTACAGTAAAATAATTTCAACACAAAAAATCAGATTAACGTTTAAAAACAAAGAATATGGCTAAAGTAACAAATACCGGCGCAGGCGCACTGAAGCTCGTTAAGCCTGACGCAATCGTTGTAACCCTGTTCACCGGCGATGAGGCGGACGATATTCCAAAGGGCGATTCTTATGTTCTTGATGATGTTATCCGTGATACTACAAGTATCGCACAGGACGACAACAGTACAAGCGACATTGAACGCGAGACTTCCGACACGCCGATTCTTTCAGTCGTAACAAGCGGCAAGTATCAGCTTGCAGCGGAGGTTGCGGACACACAGAAAGACCTTTTGGTTGCTTTGTGTGACTTCACCTACGACGAAACGACCAAAAAGGTGTACGCTCCTGCCGCATACAAGACAAAGTACGCAAAGGTTGATGTCGTGTTCGGCACCAAGGCGATTGTTGTACCGAAGGTACAGCTCAACTCGAAGGTAACTATGGAGTCGCTTAATACAAGCATCGGCAAGATTGCCCTTGCTGGTACAGCACAGCTTGCTGCGCTCAAGATTGGCCAAAGCGGCAGTCAGAAGACAATCAAGACACCGTACTATCTTGACGAGAACTACACCATGCCTACAGGCTCGTAAGTAGATTCTTTATAACTCTCGATTATATCTTCATGGGGCGGCGGCTTTAGTGCCGTTCGCTCCATTTTTAGTTTAAAGACTTATGGCAGACTCATTATACAAACAAGCCATCAACGCAATTCTTTTGGAATTGGAGAAAGATGCGGAAAGTGTAATGAACGAGTGTATTCAAGAAATCACATACACACATCGTTCATACAATCTGTACGACTCTTACGGATATGGCATATACCTCGACGGAAAACTTACCAAATACGGCTTCCTCTCTGCAACGCCAAAAGCAACTGAAGGCAAGAATTGGTATGGAGAAAAGATAAAAGGCAGAGATGCAATAAGCGACTATCTCAAGAAGGACTACAAGCCCAGTGGCGCGATAGATTTAGCGATAGTAGCGGCCATGCCATACGCCAAAGTGCTGGAAGATGGAAGTGGTAATCTCAAGAGGTCGTATAGAGTAATATCTATGTCCGTTCAGAAACTACGAGCTTTAGCAGCAAAATATAATGGAGTTGTCAAAGTAATCAGAAAGTAAAAACAAGAACAACATGGGAAAGGTTCACAGGATAAAAAAAGACCCAGCAAAAGCGAGGAAACAGGCCGAAGAGGAGGCAAAAAGAGTAACCCCCAGTACACCATTGTCCGATGTAGCAATGGAACGACTTGCGCAGATTATGAATGACACGCCGACCATTGTAAGGCTGCAAGGCACCGAATGGGAGATTAAAGCCTTAAAGCCTGGCACCCAGTGGATGATTGCAGAAGAAGCCTGCAAGATAGTAAAAGGCGAAAACCTGTCTATGGGTGATGTCATTAAGGAGTTTGCCGTCAATTTGCCTTCCGTGGCAAAAGTTATCACGCTCGCGCTATTGAACGACAAAAACCGCATCAACTCTGACGAATACCAACAGATATATGACCAGCTCCTATGGGGAGATTACGACATCAAGGACTGGGCGACACTACTCGTTGAAATCTTAAATCTTCTTGATGTGGATTTTTTCTTCGCGAGTACCAATGTGATTCAGACCGTCCGCAACCAGGCTCTGACGAGAAAGACGCAAGCAGCAGAATTGTGCCTGCAAGAACGGAGTATGGGCAGATGATAGATTTCTTACGTGCCAACACATGGTGCTCGCAGGAAGAATATAAATGGCAAATGACCGTTCCACAAGTCCGACTTGCATCAATGGACTTTACGCATATCGAATACCTATCCGACAATGAGAAGCAGAACGGAAGCCTACAAAACGCAAAGGTAATCAACGGAGTGGAAGACCTAAAAAATCTCAATGACCTCGGAATACCTATTTTATAAACTCTAAAACTACGAATTAATTATGGGCAATTCAGCTTTAGGCGCAGCGCTATCAATACCGAAAAGCGCTCTTGATGCCATAAAGGAGGCGGACCAGAAACTGAAAGACATACAGAACACCGCAAAAAACACCGCAGCCGGAGTTACGAAGTCCTTTAATGGTATGGCGGTGGGTACACAACCGTTTCTTGACGCATTAGACAAGGTGATAGCAAAGCTCAATACAATAAACACCTCAGCAACAAGCGCAAGCAGCGGCCTGAGCAACATTGGAGCAAGCGCAGGCAGTATGAGCGGCAATATTACGCAGGCTTCGCAGAATATACAGCAGATGGTTGCGCAGCTTTCAAATATGAAAGGTGCAGGCACAAGCGGTATCATGCAAGCGGTATTGGCGTTTCGGAGATTACAGGAGGCAACCAAGGGTGCAAGTGGCATGAATATCGCAGAACTCAAAAAAGAGATTGGTGGGATTGATAGCATATTAAAAGATACGAGCTACAACCTTACCAAGACAGACCAAGACTCCCTAATCAAGCGCAAGAAAATACTCCAGGACGAGCTGAAATACCAACAGCAAATGTGCGAGGAGCGCGTTATTGCGTTTCAGAAAGCTCTCGATAAAATGTCGAGTGCAGAAGCATCGTTTAATGCCAAGCAAAGAAAAGCCTACTCTGACAGAAGTAAAAAGTATCAAGAGCAGAACTACGAACAGAATACATCGTACAAAGGTGCGCTCGGTTTCTCCGCAGCGGCTAACACGCTTAACCGACAGGCGCGTGCGATTGAGTATCTGAAAGAAGCCCGTATGAAGCTGTCACAGACGGATGCGGACTATAAGCAGAAACTTGAGACGCTGAACGCAGCAATCGCACGGCACACTCAAAACCTCAAAGAAGCAGGCGTAAGTTCGCGCAATCTCGCCGAACAGACATCATATATGTCGAGCTATATTTCTCGTTGGGCGCAGCGCATGGCGTTTGCATTCTCTATTAATACCGTACAAGGTTTTGTAGAGCAGATAGCTGCGGTGCGAGGTCAGTTTGAGTTGTCACAGCGTTCGCTTGAAGCAATATTGCAGAACAAGCCGAAAGCGGATGAAATATTCAACAAAACGGTAGAACTTGCCGTTAAATCTCCGTTCCGAATTAAGGATTTGGTTGATTATACACGACAACTTTCCGCTTACCGAATTGAGTCTGATAAACTTTATGATACCACCAAGCGACTTGCCGATGTTTCAGCAGGTCTTGGCGTTGATATGAGTAGACTTATCCTTGCATACGGACAGGTCAAGGCGGCTGCATACCTTCGCGGTTCTGAGGTTCGTCAGTTTACAGAGGCTGGCGTAAACATGTACGGAGAGTTACAGCAATACTTCAAAGAGGTTAAAGGCGAAGCATATACGACCGCGCAGATTGTGGATATGATTTCCAAGCGTAAGGTTACATTTGAGGATGTTGAAGCAATATTCCAACGAATGACCGATAAGGGTGGAACATTCTATAATATGCAGGAGATACAGGCAGAAACTCTCCAAGGTAAGATTTCCAACTTGAAGGATGCTTTCGATGTTATGCTCAACGACATCGGCAAGTCAAACGAGGGCTTTTTCAAAGGCTCTATCCAATTCGCCACAAACTTACTAAATCAATGGGAGGCTATAGCAAATGTCGCAAAAGCCTTGCTTTCCATTGTTGTTGCCATAAAGATTAATTCGATGTTCGTGCAGTCAAGCTTAGGCAAAGCTTTTATTATTAATGCCGCGATGGTGGGCAGATGGCGAGCTTTTTTAGACCTTATCCAGTCTATGCCTACTGCTTTTGGCAAGATGAAAACTGCAATTTCTGCTATAGGAGGTTCCTTAAAGGCTGCTTTGGGAGGTTTTGCTTTCTATGCTATTCTTCAAACTATAATGAACTATAGAAATGCGTTGCAGCAGTTTGACGAAACCATAAGAAAGGCACGCGAAAGTACCGTTGACGCATTGGGAAAAATCTCCGAACTCTCTGCCAAATACAAAGACTTTTCTAATGTTATATATAGAGCACAGAACAATGTTGATGACAGCAAAGCCATAGAAGAAAAACGCAAAGCTCTAAACAAACTTATCGAACAAGCAAACAGAGATGGCTTGGAGATTAAGATTAATATTACAGAGCTTAATGAAACACAGCTTGATAAGGAATTTGAGACTCTTAAAAAGAGATATACGGATTTTATCTTTGAACTTGAAGCCATAAAGGAGCGTGCCGCCCAAAGCGACAAGAGCGGTTGGTGGTGGGGAGTATCCGGCATCAAAGAGGGTTTGGATGAATACAAAACGGCTGCTATAGATATTGTCTCTCAAACCAACAAGATAGAGAAAGCGATGGCTTTAGCCAATATCGGCTACGAAGATGCAAACATAAAAACACAGAAGTATTTCGACACTTTGCGCAATGGACGTATTGACGGTGAAGCCGATATTGACTATCTTAAACGTATGCGCGATGCGTGGAAAGGTCTGGAAGACTATTATTCTCGCAATAGTATGGTCTTGCCCGATTGGCTTGTAAAAGGGCAGGGATACATGAAAGGTATGTCGGACAGCTTCGATGATTTAAGTTCTGCAATAAAGCAAACGGAAGAGAACTTTAAGGATGTTTTTGTTGGAAAGGGCGGCATAGAGGAGTTCAAGAAGAGATACCAAAAAGACCCCATAAAACTCAAAGTAGAAATAGACCAATATGCCGCAGAAAATGACTTGTCTGATACCCAAAAGAAACTGCTTTACGACATTGCAAGAAAGAACTACGGCATTAAAATTCCTTTAGAGGTTGACGATTCTGACACAGAGCCTGCCATTAAGACTATTATAGAGGATTTGCAGGAGTATGCCGACAAAAACAAAATTAAGATAAGTGTTGAGGTAAAAGATCCAAAGAACCTTAACGAAACTATTAATGACTATCAAAAGTCGGCTAAAGACTGGCAAGAAACGATAGACAACATCAAACGCTCGCCCAAAAATTTCTTCACTGGTGCTTATCTCGATATTGGCAACATGGAGAGATGGAGAAAGCAGAACGTTGATAGTCGTACTGTATTTACTAAAGAGCTTGCGTTAGAATATGCTGAAGAACAAAAGCAAGCTGCAATATACTGGAATAAACTCCTTGGAGGCAAAGACCCGTTTGCAAAAAAGAGTAATTCCAAAGCTCAACGTGACATTCTTCAGGAGCGCATATCACTCCTGAAAGACATGAATGCCAAGTACAACGAGCTTATCAAGATTGAAAGCAAAGAGCGAGCTTTAACAGACACACGCAAGTACTTCAAGGAGGCAGCACAAAATGTTGGATGGAACACCAACGATATTCTCCCCGACGATAAATCTATTGCCAAGCGTATTCGAGAGGTCGGCAATCAATACAAGGATGTTGGTAAGCGTGGCAATGCACTCCGTATTGCAGCAGACATCGACTTGAACATATCTAAAACGGAATACGACAAACTTAAAGATGATATTTCTCGCAATATCGAAGACTCGTTCTCGCAGTTGCAGCTATACAAAAAGCTCAAAGGTGAAGGATTGTCAGACACGCTCATTAAAAATATGTTCGGCGATATTACCACATCGTTTGAGGACATCCGCGAAAGTATTGACGACGAGTTTAACAAGTATATCTTCAAAGATTATAAGAGCAAGTATGGTGGCGACATCAACAAATGGAGTGAAGACATCGTCAATCAGTACAATAAGGACATTAGCAACACGGCAAATGTCCTCAAGGAGCGATTTGGCGACAGCGGCATCTACAAGCAGTATCTTGACCGGGTACAAAAGCTCGACAAGCAGGTTTATCAAGACCAAGTAGAGCAGACGCAGGAGTTAATCAAGGCATACAAGCAGCAGCTTTCAGACCAGTTGCAACTGGATAAGTGGTACTATGAGGAGCGTTATAAATTGGAGAACGACCCGAATCTCACCCCTGACCTGAAAAAGCAGCTACAGGCAAATCTTGATGCGCAATACAAGAAAAAGACAGACGAAAACACATGGAAGGACTTCAAGGAGAGTGATATGTATATCGCCATATTTGAAAACCTCGACCAGACATCCTCGCGCGTTCTTACAGCAATGCGTAAAAAACTTAACTCCCTGCGCGGCGAGCTGAAAAATCTCTCGCCGGAACAACTCAAGCAGATTGTTCAGCAGATGGAGAAGGTGGACGAACTGCTTGCAGATAGAAACCCCTTCAAGGGTCTTTCTAATGATATTGCGGAATATATCAAATTTGCATCCAAGCGCGCCCAACTGGAAAAGGACTATATCAAGTCTACCGAAAAAGAAGGCAGTCTTAAAGATAGAAGCATAAGCCAAAATAAGGAGGTTGAACTCGCAAAGCAAAAATATGAGTTTGCGGTAAAGAAGCACGGAGAAGACTCAGAAGAGGCAGGGCAAGCGCAAGACATCTACGACATTGAAAAGAGAAAACTTGACATCATACTCGAAGAACTGGAAGCGCAGGGCAAGATTTCAAAAAAACTTGCAAAGCAAATTCGTGATGGACAGGTTGCGGAAAAGACACTTAGTCAGAAGATACGCAGTATCGGAGAGGGTTTCAGCGATGTGGCAAATATTGTCAACGGCACATTTGAAGCGCTTAACGATTGGGGTCTGAACATAGAAATGGGCGATGAGCTACAAGAGATTGTCGGTGGTATCGGTCAGATTGGTTCGTCATTGAGCGAGATAGATTTAACCAGGCCGTTCTCTATCATCAAAGGTACGGTTGGCGTGCTCGGCGGTATCGGCAAGACGCTCGGAGGCATATTCGGATGGGGAACAAAGGACAAGAAGCTTCAAAAGCAGATTGAGAAGCATCAGAAGTCCATCGAAAAGTTGCAGGACGCATACAACGACCTTAAGGAGGCGATGAACGATGCCTTTGACATTTCTATGTTGGCGAAGTACAACAACGAAATGGTAAAGAACCTCAAGACTCAGAACGCCCACCTCGAAGCGATGATAAAGGCAGAGTCGAACAAGAAAAAGAAAGACAAAGACAAAATTGCCGAATATCAAAAGCAGATCAAGGAAAACGAAAAAGCTATTAAGGAAGCCGAAGAAAGCCTTACGGAACAACTCGGAGGCTTTGGCTCCAAGTCCAACTATAAGTCAGCAGCCGAAGCGTTTGCACAAGCATGGGTCGATGCGTTCGGAGAGGGTAGTGACGCTCTTGATGCGCTCAATAACAAGTTTAACGAATACATCAAAAATCTCATTGTCAAACAGGCGACTACACGGCTTGTAGGCAAGATGATAGAACCTATACTCAAGGCGGTGGATGAAGCCGTGTCAGAGGGTAGCGAAGGAGGCAACAAAGGACTCGAAGTAACCAAGTCGGAATTGCAGAAGATAATAGACATGTGGGGGCAGGTCGGTCCAGTGCTCGACGAAAACCTCAAAAGCCTTATGGGTGCCATGGGTTACAAGCCAGGGCTAAACTCAAACCTCTCCGCTTTGCAGCAGGGTATTCAAGCTGTAACCGAAAATACAGCACAGGCGTTGGAGAGCCTGCTTAATTCTATGAGGTATTATTTAGCTACCCAGCAGGCGGATGTGCGAATAATTCGCGACACACTGATTGAACGGCTCGGAGCGTCGGTCGGTGCAGTCTTGCAGGACGCGAACAATAACCCAGTATTGGTAGAGTTGCGCTTACAAACAACACTGCTCACTGATATTCGAGATACGTTATCAAGCTGCGTAAAGTCGGGTCACTCGCAGGGTAGTAAGGGCATAAAGGTATTTATGAACTAAGATTACAGGAGGTTGAGTTATTTCCAACCTCCTGTAATTGTGTTAAATTGGTGTTAAATGCACAATACATGGTTTTTGGCGTTTACAGAACGCAAAGATAATCAAACCTCAAACAAACTCAACACAATAGTCAGGTAAATATCTCTTGCGGCTGTTTCTTTATTATCCATGTATCTCCAAAATTAAATTAACTTGCGTAGAAGTGTTTATTGTTCCGCATTTATTATCGGGTCTGCATGAGTACGAGCGCATATTGGAGCGGTTGCACCACTCGCTCCTCGCGCCGTTATCGTACATTTTTCGGTATGCCCGACCCAACTCGTTGCGGTATTTGTTCAGTATCGCTATTTGCGCCATTGACTCGCCTTTATGTCTTCCCTGTTTATCTTTGGCGAACCGCCACCCCCTATTTCGATATGTCCGCTTCCGTAGGCATACAGATTAATCTCTCCTCGTTCACTGCCGAATATCGTGTGCGAGCCGCCACAGATGTAGAGATTGCCGATAAAGTCGTCTGGAATAACAATATCCGCCTCGCCGCCAACGACCAGCGTAATCGTGCTCCTCAAAACTACCATATCGTTGTTGTGCACGTAAAGCTCACTTGTGTACCCGTCTTTCTTGCGCTGATACTTGCCGTTGATGAAGTCCGCGAACTCATTCAGCAGAAACCCCTGCGAACAACCCCAACCAAAAGTTATTGCGTCTGCAAGAAACTCAACGCCGTTGGAGTCTAATACCAAGTCCATAAGCTCCTTCTTCGAGGTGCAGCTATCCCACTTTTTCTTGTATTCTCCGCACAACCCCAACATAAGGGCTTTGCGCTTCATGTTTAACAGCTCGTTATTGCTCATTTCCGATTGTCTTTTTAACAACACTACGAATTTCGATATACAAAGGGTCGCTCATCGTGTACTGATGATATTTGCGGACGCACCGCATAACACTCTTCTCTGTCATACCGGCACGCTGCGCAATCACTGGATATGTAAATCCGTAGTAGAAGTGCATTATATGAAAGCAGAAGTTGCGAGCAATACTTCTTGCAAGCGGTATGTTTTTCTTTCCAATATAAAGCTCCTCTGTACCGATAACACTACGCTTGTATTGGCGCATAACAGAACTCACTGCGTCACACACCATATCTTCAATTTTATGCATCACAACTTCTCTTCTTTTCATATAATAATATTTTTTACTTCTTTTTACCGCAAAAACCAAAATCACGCACGCGGAAGCCCATACATGGCTCTGACCACGGCGTATAACCAGGAAGCAATAATCCCTGCTCGACGAGCTTTTCGTGCGCTACTCTTGAAATGCACGGCGAGTAGGTCTTGACTCCCAATTTTGATGCCGTGTTCACGTCGGGATATAAAGACTGAATAATCTTATCGCGTCTATCATGCACCGTAATGCCGTTCTGCAAGAAAGGCAAGAAAATACCTTCTCTTATTACCCCCTGTGCGTCCGCCATTTGTACTACTCGCCAATCTCGAAGTCGAGCGAAGTTATACACAAAGAAATGTCCGCGCCCTGTTAGGTTGAGTATCGGGTTCAGCTTGTGCTCCGTCTGCTCGTTTTGAATGTTTTGTTCTTCCATAGTTTACCTCCCGTCTTGTTATCTTCTTACACCTCGGCTTTCTTGAGTTCTTTTGCGACCTGCTCCGCAATAATCGCTTCCTGCCCGTCCTCAAAGTTCTTCTTCAAGTCCTCCTCGGACTCCTCCTCTGTAACAGCGTTGATTGCACCTTCAAGTTCCTTAGATTTGGCTAAAAGCCATTTCAGACGCTCGTTTGCGAACTTTACAGCCTCGTCCATATCAACGAAAGCAGTTGTAGGATGGCAAAGGTTCGCCTCTGTCATAATTATCATACTGTCAAGTATATCGGCGTAGGTTGCGTCTGTTTCGGGGAATTTCAGATTCTCCTTTCCTTTGGTTTCGTGCTTCATATCTACGAGATTTGCAAGCCACATGAAAAGCGAAGCGTCGTTTGCCTTGCCCTCTAAGTTTGTAACCCATCGCTTGCAGCGTACCTCCAAGCCGATGTGCGTGTGAAAGATAGCCTCGTCTTTCAGAAGGACTACAATAAATCTGCCAAAATCCTCTGCGCAGACAACCTTCTTTCTGTCAATACCTACGATTGTTTTCAACAAGCCTGCGTTGTTGTCAACTGTCTTTTTACTTGCTACTTTTACCATATATTTATACGTTTATGTGTTTAAATTTGTTTTAAAGGCATTTCCTTCGCCCGTATTCGCATATCAGCGTTGCGTCGCACTTGTTATCGTCTACGCTCTTACACTTGCCGTTACGCCTAAAATCTTCGGTCGGGAACAATCGTCTTGCGGCGTTGATGGATGTTGCTTTGTTATCCGTACCCTTCTTTCCGCCGCTGTTCTTGACAACCTTGTCCTGGTTTATCCATATCTCCTTCTGCCAAGTCTTCGGAGGTACAAGATGATATGGTATCTCAAGCGCAATCAACAGACCTTGCAGTACTCCGAACGTTTCTCCGAACGAGAATGTAGACTTTGCCGACGAACCGAAGATGGCGTGTATCTCCTCCATACAGCACACGCAACTTTCCTCACACACCGTCTTGATGTTTTTCAGAAATATCGCAATGTCATGATAGTCACAATCCTGTAAGGCGCAATACTCGCGCGTGCCGTCAGGGTGCATTACTGCTATGAAACCCTTTGAGCCAGGGTCTATGCCGATGTATGTCTTGTTTGCCATATTATTTTACTCCCGTTGAATTAAAACCGTTGTTACCACGTTTATTGTCGCCATTTTCTTTGTCGTCGTTTCCTTCTTTCTTGACGACACCACTCACAAGCTCCGTGTTCGGTATCTCTACGATACGCATCTGTGCTATCTTCGTGCCGGATGGTATACAAACACTCTTAACGCCGAGGTATTCAACACAGCACGTTTTTAAAATAGCTCTTACTTCGCCAGTGTAGCCGCTGTCTATCAAGCCCAGCTTTACATCAGCGTCAACGCGCGTCTCTTCTCTCGATCCGTCGCAGCGCTGTATTTGTGCGTACATACCTTTTGAGGACATACCGCTTCTTGGCTGTATAACCGCCGCAAGGTGTTTCGGAAGCTGCATTTTAAAACCGAGCGGTATCGCGTAGCGCTCCCAGTCCTTGATTATTACATCCTCTTTGGTGAACACATCATACGCCGCGTCGGCATCGTGCGCCTTTTCGGGCATCCTGCCGCCGCAAAGTTCTATTACTATCTTCTCTCTTTCCATTTTGTTTTCGTTTATTATTTTTTACCGTTCCACTTTACAAACTCCTCACAAGCCTCGTCTTCGCCCATAACGAACGTGTAGAGGTCTTTGGCGAGGCAGTAGGGTGCGCTGTCTGCATCCTCGTCTGCGAACATCGCACAGTCCTTGCACTTATAACGCTCCTTGCGTTCATCTCCTTTCTTAATCATATCCTCAATATTTATTTGTGCAATCTTCCGATATGCCACTTAGAGCACAGTTCGCAGAAATACGAACGTTCTCCCATCGCTTTCAGCCTCGGGTTCTGATTTAGAAACTCCCACGCCTCATCCTCGGTATAGTATCCAACCTTCTGCTTCCACGAACTACCCTTGCGAGTCCAGTGCCTTGCGTCGGGATGCAGGGTGGAGTAGGGCGCTTTGTTGCGGTATCTGTTTTTGCTCATATCCAACATATTGTAGTTTTGTCATCGTTCCGTTTTATAAACACCCAGTTTATTCTTCTTTGTAAACTTTATGGCTCATAACCTCTTTCAGTTTAAGGCTCTTTACGTCCTTACCAAAGATTTTTATAATTTCTTTTCTACTTAGCCCATATCTTCGCACGTACTCAACTTCTTCCCATGTTAAGATTCTCCGGCCCTTGTTTATCTGCTGGATTTTTGCTGTATTCCGCTTGCGTCCAAGCACCCGACAGGCGTGAAAGTTTTGCTCTGACTGAGTTGCCCATTCAAGATTGCGAATGTTATTATTCTTTTTATCTCCGTCAATATGATTCACTGTCTTTTTATTCTGCTCATTTGGGATAAACGTTATAGCAACTAATCTATGTATATAGGCTGTTACTACATGGCGTTTCGGCTTTTGTTCCATTATCGGGAGATAGATATAACCGTTCGGAAGGGTCTCTAATTTCATAATTCTTTTAGAGAATAAAGAGAAAACCTGTCCGTCAGAAGAGATTAAAAACCTATGTTCATAATTAGGGATAGGTCTCCACTCACAATTGCCATTTGCAGTTCTGTTCAATTCTTTCAAAATCTCCTCACGCTCCTTGTCTGTGTGATTGCTCGCACCGATTGTTATGAAGGTGCTCTTGCCGTTTCCGCTCCAGTCCTTAGCCATTGCAAGCCTCCTTTCTGTTTATATTGCTATTACTCATAATGTATGACGTTGTGTGTTATTTACGATTCATCTCCAAAGTCTATTTTAAGCTGCTGGAACTTCTCGGCATACCATTGCTTGTACGATTTGCCAGAAATCCACCAGTCGTAGATATTCTCCGCTATTTCGTTTTCTTGCTCCTCTGTCAAGCGGTCAGAAGAGGAGCTGCATGAAAACCCCGTGCATTGCAAGAGACCATACTCCCGTGTTTCGTCTCTTGCTTCTTTTTTGCCCCCAGTCTGATTGTTTGTAGAATCGGGCTGCATCCAGTGTCCTGGGTCTGGATGCGCGATGTAGCCGCCTGAGTCCTGAGCAATCCTCTGACGTTTCTGAGAGGCATCCAGTCCTTGCGGATGTTCCACCAGACATAATCTTTTTTGAATACCCCCCCGTTTCGGATGGCCTTAATCGCCTTAATCCATCCTCGTTTTACATGTGGATAGCGTTTGTTTTCGATCATCTTTTGCTTGTGTGAGCTCATGGGACATCCGATGCAGCCTATGCGATGCCATCCCTCATCATAGAGCGAGCAATGCGGAACCTTCACTACATCGTTGATAAATTCCCATACGTCCTGCTCGGTCCAATAGATAATGGGCGAAATCAGTAGACTCTCTTTGCCGTGGATGCAGCCTAACGTCTGTTCCTCGTCGGCATTGGTGATGTTCACTCCGTCCTCTCTTGACTTTCGCCTTACGCGTTTAGCCTTCTGCTCTTGTCTATATTCTTCAAGTCCGTCAAGATCGCCGCTAAACTTTCGACTTTTTATCTCCACTTCGTTGCGCTTTGCCCTGCGCGAACTCTCTGCCTTACGTATGCCGATAAGCGTAACCTTGCCAGCACCTGCCGTTTCCTTATATTCAGCGCAGCACCAACGTACACGCATAGTTGGCAATATCTGTCTTTCTACGGCACTTTGAAAGATAGATTTACCGGGCTTGTTTAGTTCCACCTCGGGATAGTTTTTCTTAACAAAACGTATCACTTCGGGCGGGTCAACGCTCGTAAGATTCATGTGACCTTGAAACCTTACCCCCGCTAACTGTGCGATATGGTAGAGAGCCTGAGAATCTTTGCCGCCGCTAAACGCCAAAAAATAACCTTGCTCGGCATCATAGTTGAGAGCAATCTTCTCCGCCTTTTGCAACAATTCCACCGAGTGAAGCATTTTCTTTCGCAATCGTGCTGAAGCACGGTTTAAGGCTTCGGCAAGCGTAATTTCGATATTCATTTGTTTATAAATTTGTATTATTATATTTTTAATATCAAAGTCGGCATTTTAAGTTGCAATTACTTTTTGTCATTTATTGTTTCCACTCGCAGCTTGATATGTTCAGCAGAACCATACCAGGCGCATCTTTCCTCTGCCGGAGCATTTTCTGCTGCTTCAATGGAGTTTCTAAGTGCTTCACACGCCTCTTTGTCCGAAAGCCCCATGTTTCTTGTAGCACTAAAGAATAGTTTGGCAAATGCTTCTATTGCACTTTCCTCGGGGTCTAAAACAATCTTCGCCATATCACTTCCTTGTTTTATCAAGCTCCATAATCGTAAGTATCGCATAGTTCGCGAGGTCAAGCAGGGAGTCTCTCATACTCTCGCCATTCACCTTCGCCTCGTCAGACATCAGCGATTTCACGCGCTTCAGTTTCTCCGCCATGTGTCCGTAGGCGTATGTCATACCGCACTCCGCGAACAATTCCGAGAAACTATTGCCGTAGTCGTGATTCTTCGTCTTGAAGGTGTCGTACATACCATTGGTAATGTCGCGGAAGGCATCGGCATCCCCGGTTGGCTTATTGGTAAACGCGGAAGGCTTTGCAAGAACGTCAACTGGATCAGAGGTAAATCCGTAATGCTCCATACGGTATCTTTTACTGCAGCTACGACTGCCGCCCAAAAAGGTATTGTATGCCCAGTTATTCTTCGGGTTCTCCGTACTCAAAATAGGGTGGATGTCAGCGTCTATTGCACGTCTTCCGCGTCGCATCACGTCGTCCAATGACATGTCGAATGGCTTTCCACCGAGCGCATAGCTGCGCACCTTGATGTACTCGCCGACCCATGCGCAATGCGGGTCTTTCTTATCGGCGGAGCTTATCAGCTTCGGACCGCCGCACACCTCGAAAAGCGGTACTTCGGGCGTCACATAGTTTTTGTATCCTCGCGGAGTTTTCAGCGTTGTAAGATACTGGATAGACTCACACATATCCGTAGCACCTTGACGCTTACGCTCGATTTTGTTATTGGGCATCCTAAACTTCAAGCCCTCCTTAATGTCCTCTCTGTTAATCATTGTTACTCCTTTCATTATATGGCACCCATATCTCTTCCATCTCGCGCAGCGCAAGCTCGTAGGCGTTTCTGTCTTTGTTTGTGGGGTTAGACTGCGCATGATAGTAAATAAGAGTGTACATGAGGCGGCGGAACGTGATAGCCGCATTATAGTATTTCTGCGCATATTGCCCGAAGTTGTCAAGACAGAGACGGTCTGAACCGCGAGGCAGTATTTCGACTTTTATCGGGCGCTCCAGCCACTTAGCATTAGTCGGATCGCCGTTGTTCAATTCTCTTTTTAGGTCGTACGCCTCGTCCTTCCATCCGTTCAACGCGCCATCCAACAAAGCTCTATCGGCGCACTCCGTCTTTGGCTTTGGGCATTTCAGCAGACGCTGCAAATCATCCAATAACTCCTGTTTCATATCTCGTTCTTATTTTTACCTACTTGTTTCTTTGTAATATCCGACATATAGTCATATATCATTCTCGTCATGCCGTTGCACCAGTCGTCAACAAACGGGTCTGCTTGCAGAAGCGGCAACTCCTTGAAGTCTGTCTTGAACCAATTGGAGAACTGCAACAGTACATAGCGCATCACGGCTACATCATGGGCGTTATCCATCGCTCCACTAATATTTCGCAAAGCTCTTTCCGACAACTCGCGCAAATTGTGATGCCCGTAGAGTATTCGTCTATTTTTATTTTTTTCATTCATTAAAGTTCTTGTTTTCTTGTTCTTGTTTTCTCTTGTTCTCGTAACGTCTCTTCGCTGACTCTGAAAGTTTCTTGCGCGTCAGTCTTTTTGCGTCTTCCTTTGCCGACTCCTTTGTAAACAGCGTTTCAATAACCTCTTCCTTGCCGTATTCGTTCATCATCGCCTTGCCTTTCTTGATATGACGTTGTGTTTTTTCTCTTTTGAAGTAGTAACGATGTTTTATGATGGCTCTACGCTCTTTATATGTCAGCTTTCGCTGCTCAGGCGCAAGCTCTTTTTCGTTCGGGTCCTCCGCAGGCTTAAAAAGCTCGTCTTCGTCAAATAAAGATGGTGTTTTTTCGCCTTTCGACTCCATTGCGTGACGTAATTCGGAGAACTCGCCGGTCATCTCTTGAATGAAGTCTGAGGTTCGGGTGCCAGTTAGGCTTTCGCTGCTCGTTTCTTCGGTTTCGCAGTCGCGGTCTTCTTTTTTTTTGCTACATGAGCTTTTTTAGCTGTTGAAGTTGTCTTTTCTTCTGCTTCTACCTCCGCTGTCTTTTCGGCTGCCGTCTCCTCCTCGTGCTGCGCATCAGCTTCGAGCATCATGCGTTCAATCTCATCCTGCTCGTCATCGTCAACTGACGGCGTAGTGTCTTCGGCATCGTTGTACTCTACAATTTTAGTGGCCGCAAGATCGGACTCATCGCTTTCAAGCTGCAATCTGATACCACGTTCACGGAGTTTTAAGATTACCTCCTCGTCGCTCATGGTCATCACCTTCGACTTCTCCTCTTCGTTCTCTGTGACGGTGAACAAATGATAACGTCGGTCTTTCTCGTCGCCCACATTGACATAGCGAGCCTCGTCAAGAAACATATACGGATGTATTCTCACACGCTCTCGTATGGGAGACATGCGCCCGTAGTCCGTCTTGTAGCTAATCAGTCCTTCGGCATTGCGCTCAACGGCATAATAAGAAAGGTCTCCGTTGAGCTTGCGGACAAGGGCAAGTGCCTTTATCCAAAAACCATCCTGCTCACCTCTCCACATCTTCGGCAAGCCAATCTGTGTAAGACCGAGGTCGGTCAACGCTGATTTCAGCGAGTCTTCTGTAATATTTGCCATGTTTTTATATTTTTATAAGCCATGAAACAGGTCGGTTTGCCCGGACTGCCGCATCATGGAGTGATATTTATCAAGCTGATTTGTCGGCACGAATAATCTCTCCATAACAGAGCTTGTATTTGTAGCACACAGGCTCTGTTTGTGTTTAGTGTTCCACACCTCAGTAAACCTATCCGATGGCATGTAATATTCACTTATCAGTACCAACTCCTTCTGTTTGCAGCACCAGTCGTAAAACTCGCCATGATTGAACGGCTGCACAACCGAAGAATTCTTGCCATAAGCATTCGTAGAGAAATACGGAATATCCGCATATATAACAGAGTTTGGCTGTATTCCAACCTCTCTGTAGTCCACTTCGTAGCTCTGAAAGCTCTGTAGACGTTCGAGACTTTCGAGACTCTGTAGACGTTCGAGGCGTTCGAGGCTTTCGAGACGATCCGCATCGCAGCTTGTATACAAACTTGCGAACGAGCCATTGAAACAGGATTTCAAGCACTCTCTTATCGCAGAACGGAACTTAATTCGTCTTTCGTGCCAACCCGTAACTTCCCTGAGTGTCTCCTTGCACACCTCGCTTACGCCTGGATATAGGCCATTTAAAAGACCAAAATCTCCGTACATTATAGCATAATGACACGCCTTCTTGTACGGCTCAATGGCTTTCGAGTACAGGTAATCACGCTGATTATTGCCGAAGCTCCAGCAGCAGGAGATGTAAGGGTCGGTGTCTTTTAGCTTGAAGAAGTCCTCGCGGCTCACCCATCTCGTTTCCAGGGCGTATTTACCATCCATGCCGTCACGGAAAAGTCTCAACGCCCGACCGTCCATATCATTGGCATAGCAGTGTTTATACCTGCTTTCGAGGAGCATCTTGTGGGTCACAGCACAGCCACCGGCAAATAAATCATAGAAGTTATCAACGCCTTTATACGGAATAGCCTCCACCAATCTGTCTACTATCTGCGACTTGCTGCCCTTGTACGGAACTCCCCACCACTTACGCTTAACCATTCGACACCTTGCCTCCGTTTTTAAGCCAGTCCTCAATGGTCGTACTTGCGCCGTCAAACGTCCTACCAAAAACATTGACAAGCTTCACCGAACACTGAAGATACGGCGTGTTTTTTATTACATCAGAGGACGGCTCGCAGGCATCCTGTACAAGAAACAACGCCTTGCGCTGTCTGTAATCGTCTTTCCATAACACCAGAGAGCCTTCCAGGTAGGCATAAAGCTCATCCCATGCAGCCTCCATGTTCTTTATCTGCTCCTCGATTGACAGACTTGTGGCAGTGTTGATGTTATACCCGAACACATAAACAGAGAGCGTGCATGTTGTACTCTCATGCGTAGCGTCCGGGTCCACAAAGACTCTGAGAGCATCTGTTTCAGCATAGCTCTCTGTGTATACGCCTTTCTGCTTACCCTTGGAGTTGAGACCAGTCATTGACTTGTAGCGAATAACACCGCCAAAATCATCCTCAAGACTCTTTGGCGTGCCGTCACTCTCCCACGCACCCTGCGCAGACTTCGTGTATCGCTGTATGTAAAATTTCTTATCGGCCATCAGATTTCGTTTTGAATACAAAGTAAGGACATAAAAACAAGCATTGCAAGATTTTAAACTGCAAACCCCATTTTTTAACATTTTATGTTAATTTATTTAACTATTATGCAGGTTGTAATAATTACACACATAAGTTAAGGAGAAGCAAGACATGAACGTGCACAGGTGAGCAATAAAGACAAAAAGGCTGTTTATTTGCGTTCTAAGCGTGTTTTAACTGAAGGTCTAATAACTACACAAAAAGGAAATAAAAGTGTGTCAGAACGCAAATAAATGGGCAAATAAACGATTTCTGAAGTATGGTGGAAATAATAACGAAAACAATAAAAAGTGAAGGACTGCTGCGTGTGACACCTCCGAAAAATAAAAAAAATAAAAAATTAAGGGAAAGGGTGGGTGCGGTGGGTGCGGTGGGAGACCGGGGGGGGTGGGGTGTTTAGCTCCCACAGGCGGCAAAGATACAAGGGCAAAGAAGGAAAGACGCGTAACACATTGATATACAATAACTTACAATATATATAAATGCTATTTTTTACATACAATACGGACGTATTACACAAAAAAGGCGAAAAAGGTATTATATTTATATATATTAT